ATCTCGCCGAACGTCCACGGCTCGACGCCGTTGCGCGCGCTCTCGATGCGCACGAACACGTCGCGCCCGGTGACGCGGAAATCCAACTTGCCGCCGTCGCGCCGGATGGCGAGGGGCATCTCGATGTCGGTGATCTCGGTGCCGTCAGCGATGCGGTCGAGGGTGGCACCGATCCTGAAGTAGACATCGGCGGCCGGCGCCCGCGTGTCGACGATGCCCTGGCGCACCGTGCATTTGCGTCCGCCTTTCGCCACGTTGATGGCGCCGCTCTGCGCATAAGGGAGTTCAGGCGCGTCGGCGTAGGCGAAGCCCTTCTCGTGGTAGTAGAGGTTGTCGCCGTCCGAGAGCAGCGGATAGGACAGGGTCGAGCCGGGCGAGCCGCAGGTGCGCGCCAAGCGCCCCATCGACCACCATTTCTCATCAAAATTGTAGCAGACGTAATGCGTGTTCTCCTGCGCGTCGCGCTCGGGATAGAAGAACCACAGCTCGGACTGCACGCCGAGATAGACCGCCTGCATGCGCCGGTAGGACCAGATCGGATCGATGGTGCGCTGGATGTAGTCGAGCAGCGTGCATGAGAGCGGCGCGATGTTGACACCGTCGAACTGCCAGAACCCGTCCGGCGCGAACCAGATCGCCGTCGAGGCCGAGCGCGTGATGGCGTGGCCCGAAACCGGCGCGTTGAAATATCCGAGCAGCGTGTACGAGTAGAAGTAGGGATCGCCGATGTAGCTGATCAGGTACGAGCGCGACGTGGTGAAGGCGAGGATGCCGGTCCTCGTCGGCAGCGCGGTGATGAATGGCGCGGACGGCTCGATGTCGTAGTAGCCGGCCGAGTTCAGCTCGTTGTCGTATTTCCAGTCGTGGATGTCCTCCTGCGAGCACCAGACGAAACGGTTGGCCTTGCCGTCGACATTGAAGACGATGACGTGCCGCTCGGGGGAGACGACGAAAAAGCGGCCATGCGGGGCGACGCCGCCGCCGACGATGGGCGGAACGTTCGAGATATCTTCGGGGGTCGGCACGACCTCGGCGGCCTTGCTGTTCGGATCGTTCGCATCCCAGACGAGGAGGCGGCGGTCGTATGAGACCATGGCGACGAGGAGATCGCCGAAATTGTCCAGCGTCCACATGTGCCCGAGCACGACGCTCGGCGTCCGCATCGGGCGCGGCGTGCCGTAGCCCGAGGGGTCGGCATAGATCGGCGCGATGGGGCCGGGGTCCTCGTCCGGCAGGAGCTTGGTGAAGTCGGTCAGGCCGCCCTCGGCGCCGTAGTAGATGTCGTCGCCGTAGCCGCCCTCCTCGGGCACGGGCGGCGCCGAGATACCGTCGACCGGCGTGATGTCGATGATCGTGCCGCCCTGGCTCATGATGTAGAGATGGCGCTCGCACAGGATCGCCCGATAGACGAGATCGCCGACCATCCAGATATGCGTGGCGCGGACGGTCGAGGCGAAGCCCGTGAACGGGTTCTGCGGCGGCGCGTCTTCGAGCAGGTTGACGCGCTCGATGCCGCCGACCGGACGCAGCACGCCCTCGACCCAGCGCACGAGGTTGCCCTCGTACCACTGGCCGACCATCTGGGCCGGCGAGCCCTTGCGCACGATGCCGGGCGGGAACGAGAAGGGCTGCCTGTCACCCATCAGTAGAACGTCTCCCACTTGCGGATCTTGATGATGTAGCACAGCGCGTACCAGGGACTGTCCGGCGTCGTGTTGGCGACGTTCGAGATCGGATGCGTGTGCTCGTTCGCCGGGCCCGAGCCGAGGGGGTTGCCGGACCACGTCGCGCCGAAGCCGGTGGTGGCGTCGCCGGTCGCGCCCCGCGTCGGCAGATCGTAGTCGCTGTCTGACCGGGCTGCCGTGCGGATGACGATGGAGGCGGAACCCAGGTTGGGCGAGGGTGCGGCACGGACTTGGAGAGCCGGGATCTGGCCGGCGATGAGGGCCGTACCTTGCACGACGTTGGCGTGGTTGTGGCCGAAGACCCCGGCCGACCCCGAGATCGGGTCGTTCGGTTTCATCTTCGGATGGACGCTCGCAGTCGCATCTTCTTGGTAGGCGCCGAGAATGAAGCGGCCCCTGAGATCGGGAATGTCGATATCGGCGCCGCCGCCGCCCTCGATCTGGAGGTTCTGCGTCCCGTCGCAGAGATGCCAGCCGGCCGGGATGCCGGGGTGCGTCGCATCGCCGACGACATAGCCGGACCAGATCACGATGGTGCCGACCGGAATGAGGAGGTCGGCCATGCGGTAGAGCAGCGCCTGCGGCACGAGGATGCCGCGCTCTGCCGGCTTGAAAAATTCATCCGAGGCCACGACCGGCGGCGTCGCGTTCGGGTTGCCGCCGATAGTGTCGATCATTGCCTTTGTGTAGTAGAGGACGTTGCCGGCCGTTCGGAAACGAGGGTCGGTCAGCGGCAACGTTCCTGGCGGCGTCGTCGAGTAGTCCTTGACCACGGTCGTGTTGAGACCGTTCTGCAGCCCCGTCCATTGCGAAGAGTTCTGCAGCGCGAGCTGGGTGTCGAGGTCGTCGAGATCCTTGTTGAGCCGATTGCCCCACGTCTCCTTCGAGCCGCCGATGTCCGGCTTGATGAATTTGTAGACGGCAGTCGTGCTCTCGGCCATGTCACTTCCTCTTGCGCTTCATCGTCGGCATCGGCACGGGGCCCTCGCCGACCATGCCGAAGTCGCGGTTGCCCGGCGTCGAGGCTTCCTTGAACTGCCCCGGCGCCTTCTTCGGCATGCCGATGGAGGGGCCCGAGCCGGTCGCCTTCTTGGTCGTGGTCTGGATGAAGCCGGCCGGGTCGTTGCCGCCGAAGCGCGGGTTCTTCAGCGCCGAGGAGCGCTTGAGCCCGGTGCCGCCCAGCTCCTTCAGCACCTCCTTCGAGGGGCCCGACGAGGATGTCTTGCCCCGGCTCATGCCCTTGCCGAGCATCGGCGGCAGGTGCGGTGTTCCCCTGCTCTTGCCCATCAGAACACCGCCTTCCCGCCGGCCTTCGTGAACTGCTTCGAGCCGTTGTTCTTAGGGCGGGCCTTCGTCTTGCCGCCCTGGGGCGGGCGACCCTGCATCGCCGCCGTCGCCGTCTTCTCGGTCCATTGCGTGAAGCCCTTCTCGCGGGCTCCCCCCTTCGTCTTGCCGAACTGAGCCGGCTTCGCCTTGCCTGAGAATGCCATCACTTCTTCCTCCGTTTTGCACGCTTCGCCACGGCGCTGCTGGCCGCCCGTATGGCCCGCCCTTCGTCACCCGTCTTCGCCAGGACGGCATTAGCAACAGTTGCGAAAGCCCGCTTCGCTTTTGCGCCCTTGGCCTTCTTGGTAAAGCGGGTGGCATCGGACGGGCTCCAGGGCATGGCTATTCGTCGTCGTTCTTGCGCGACCGCGACCGGGCCGCAGGAGCCACGGTGACCGTCGCCGTGCCTTCAGGCGAGGTGCCGGCCGCGTTCGTCGCCGTGACACCGACCGGGGTGTCGGCCGTCAGCTCGACCGCCGCCTGGAGCTGGCTGCCCGCGACCGTGACCGAGCCGGCGCCCGTGACGACTGCGTACGTCCCCTCGCCCGTGATGTCCGCGACCGCCGTGCCGACAGCGACCGGCGCCGTCAGGCTGCCGATGGGCGTCACAGTCGGCGCCGCCGGGGCAACCGCGCCACCGCCGCCACCCTCGGTCCCCGGCTCCTGGCGGACGTTCGGATCGGTGTCGGCATATTCCTGCGCCTTGGTCTGGATCGCGCCCATGTCGACCGGCTGGAGCTTGTCGGACCAGAACAGCATCTCCGGGTCGCCGAGCGGCACCGGATCGGCGGCCGGGTCCTCCGGGGTCGGCAGCGGCCGGCGGCCCCAGACGTAGTCGATGCCCTGGCGCAGGTTCGGATAGAGCGAGCCGCAGGCCCGCTCGACGTAATCCATCCAGGCATTGGCGGCGATTGTCATGTCATCCCTCCTTTGTGACCAAGGTACGCACCTTACTCATAGCTCATCGCGGCCCCCCGAACATCAGCCGCATCTTCTCGGGGTCGAGCATGCTCAGATCGACAGGGGGCGCCGCTGGCGGCGTTCCCTGATCGGGGGGTGGCTGGAAGCCTGTCGGCACGGGACCGCCTCCCAGGGCTCCGGGGATGGGTTGCTGGCCGCCCGTGGCCGACGCCGGGACGCCGGACAGATCGAAGAGCGACAGGGAGGACGGGTTCTCGACCGGCCGGACCCCGCCCTTCGCAGCGAGATAGCCGGCATCCTTGTGCGCCTGCCGGGCACGCTGGACCTGTTCCATGCTCATCCGGGGCAGCCGTTCGAGATCCGGGTTCATGTTCTCGTGCGGTTCGAGGCGGTTGCGGATGTCGTCCCAGTTGAACCACTGGTCCGAGAAGAGGCCGTGCCCTCTCGTCGAGGCCGCCTGCTGATTGACCTCCTGCACCCTCTTGTAGGGCTCGCTGAAGGTCGACACCTGCTTCGGCTCCTTGACCCAGTCGGTGCCGAGGACACCCTCGGGGAGCTTGGGGTTCGGCGCCCCCTTCGCCGTCCGCACGTTCATGACCGGGTGGGTGTTGAGGTAGCCGAAGTAGGCGTCGTCCTTCACCTTCTCGGGGAGCTGCTCGAAGCGTTCGACGGGCTCGCCGCCCGCGATGAAGTGCCGGTTCGCCGCGAGGCGCTCGGCCTCGATGCGGTCGTCATCGGTCTTGAAGAGCGCGCCCTCACGGTCGGCCTTGCGCACCATGTGCCGGTCGATGGCTGAGGTCGCGGCCCGCTCGGGGTCCTGCCAGACGGCGCCGAACGATCCCGTCTTCGCCGAGAGGCCGGGGACCTGGGACATGGTCCGCTGGACGAAGTTCGCCCATTGCTCGGCCTCGGTGGCGCCGCCCTCTTCCGCACCCTTGAAGCGGAAGAAGTCGGGCTTCTCCTGCATCATCTGCGCCATCTCGGCGATGCGGGTGTAGTCGGTCGTGCCGCGCGCGCCGAGGCCGCCCTGTTCACCCTTATTGATGCCCATCCGATCCGCGATCTCGTCGGAGTAGCGCAACCGATCCGCCTGCGAGATGCCTCCGGTCGAATGCTTCCAGGGAATGCTCTCGGCCCAGGCTTTGAGATCCTCGGGGCCCTTCGCCATCGTCCGCACATGCGCGATCTGGTTCGGCGTGAGCGGGTTGTTGGGGCTCTCCATGCCCATCAGGAGCTTGTTGAACATCGAGTGCGGCGCCATCTCGGCCGGGCTCTCGGTCGGCTTCGCCGCCGCCACCATGCGGTCGTGGATCTTCTGGCGCATCTCGGGGTCGATGCCCCGCAGCTCCTCGGTCGGCACGCCCTGCGATTTCATGTGCAGGGTGTCGTAGTAGGTGAACGGCTCCTCGCCGCCGGGGATGGTGATGGTCCGGCCCGAGGGCAGCGTGTAGCTCTGCAGGTTCGCGCGCCACGCCGCCTCGTCCGCCGGGCCGAGGGGGCGCTTGGTGCCGTAGGCGACGCCGGCATCGTGCCAGTCCTGCGCCGTCATCTCGTGCGGCTCCTTGCCCTTCCAGGCAAAGCCGGGGTTGGCCTTGTCGCCGACCGAGGCGTCGACCGGAACGTTGGATTTCGCGGGCGGCGGTATATCGGGCATCACCCGCGAGCCGGGCAGGCCGCGCCTGGGGATGCGCCCAACGCCGGCCGCGAGGCCCGAACCGCCGGCCCCTTCGAGGGCGAACGGCATGGCGCCGCCCATCATCTGCAAACCGAGCACATCCCCGGCGGTCCCAACGGCTGCGTTGGCGTCCTTCTCGCTCCAGTCGAAGCCCTCGGCCTTGTTCTGCGCGGCCTCGTGAAACTTGCGGCCGACCGCGATGGGCCCGCCGCTCTCGGCGAGGCGGCCGGGGATGCCCGCCATGCCGGTGACGATGTTGGTGAGCCCGCTCATCGGCACGCCCGCGAGCTTCAAGAGGTTCATGCCGAGGTTCGAGGAATGCTGCGCATAGTCCTTGCCCGCCCGCGCACGCTCCTGCCGGGCGAGCTGCTCGGCGAGCTGCGGATCGGTCCAGCGCGTGTCCGGCGGCAGGTTCGAGAAGTCGACCGCGCGCTTGGCCATCACCGGGGCCCTCCGAACATCCGCAGCATCAATGCCGGGTCGAGAAGGCCATCAGTCGCCGGGGCTGGTGCCGGCTGATCGATAATCCCGCGCGGCACCGTCCAGCCCGCACCCACATTGGCCCCAGGCTCAAAAGAATAGGGATCGGCATGCGGATCGCGCTGCACCATCCGATCCGGGTAATCAGGGATCATGCCGAGGTAGCCGATCTCGTTGCTCTTCGAGCGGTCGAGACCGAGCTTCTCCGGGGAGACATCCTCGCGGGCCCGCTTGCGGGCAATCTGGGCGGCGATGTTGATGCGGTCACTCTCGGCCTTCTCCAGCGGCGTCGGCGGTAGCGACCGCATCGGCCGCGCATGAAGGTCTCGGGTGGCAACCTTCTCCTGCGAAGGATATTCCCCCGGAAAAGAACGGTCGTAGCCCGGCACCAGCCGATCCTCGTAGAAGTCGATGGAGCGGAACTGCGGCCACTTCATCAGTCGTCCTCCACCACCTGCACGTCGACCCTGACGCCGGGCGGTGCCGAGATGATGACCGTCACCACCTTCTCATCAACCGGCACTTCGCCCTCATGCTCGGCAACCATCTTGTGCGCCGTGTCGCGCACGCTCTCGACCCTCGTCGTCCAACCCTTGCCGTAGTTGGGCCATGTGCTCAAACCCTTCAGGTAGTTCAGGCGCGCGTCGCACATGCGGTCGATCGTGGTGTCGTCGTCGGCGACCTCGACGGCGGCCATCGTCTGCGGACCCATGACGCCGTCCTGCACCGCGCCGACTGCGGCCTGGAGCCATTTCACGCCCCTACTGTTTCCGCTATTGACGCCGCCATCGAACGTGCAGAGATCGATCCCATACGGCAAATCATCGCCCCCGACGACGCCCCAGTAATCCTTGTGGTAAATCTCCTCGGCGTCTTCCTGGCGCAGGTTCTTGATGTCGAGAGTGGGATAGGCGCAGCCGCTGATGCCCCAGTTCGTGCCGATGTTCTTGCCCGCGCCGACCGAGCATCCTGTCCAGTTGCCCTTATCGTTCGGGTCATTCTGAAACCCGCCCTCGCTGCCGATGACGTGGTTGAAGCAGGCCTGATAGTTTTCTTTCATGGCACGGCACTCCAGATTCCCCACAACACCAACGCAGCGACGAACGCAGCCACAACGATCAGACCGATACCGAGACGCTCCTCTGCATCGTCATCCTTCATCGCACCCACGCATAATAGACCGTGACCCAAAAAACGCCGTTGAGCACGCAAGCGCCAAACACCCGGTACGGACTGCGAGACATCCACTCGATCATCTCGGTATCGAAATTCCAGCGAGGTTGAGCAGCACTCCGATAAGCAGGATCGCGGCGATCACGACGATCAGGATTTTGGCCCAGCGATTGATCGGCTGCGGTACGGGGATCGCGTCGATGATCCAGTAGCCGATGCCGCACACGACAGCGATAATCACGACAAAAATCATGGCTTGCATGGCTATCTCCTGTATCAATCACCGACGCGCTTGCCTTCGTAGAGCGCACGCTTCCAGGCCATGAAGCCCTGCTCGATGTGCGTCTTCGCGATGGCGAGCCAGCGCTGATCGCCCTTCGTCGCTTCAAGCGTGCGCAAAAGGTCGTCCTCTGTCGTGCGCAGCAAATCGCGCTGCGCGTCCTGGCGTTCCTGTTTTGGCTTTTCGACGTGTCCTTGTTCGCTCATCGGCGGCCTCCTGGCTGCGGTAGCGGCGTAACGGGAACGGGCGGTATCGGCGGCAGCGCCTCGCCGCCCTTCGGGATCATGCGCAGGAGCTGATCGAACTCGTCCTTGTGCATCTGGATGATTTCCGACTGCTGCTTGTCCTGCACGTCGAGGAGAGCCTTGAGATGCGCCTGCTGGCCGGAGATCAAGAGGTTGAGGAAATACACGGCAGCGGCGACGCCGACGAGGTTGAGCACGATGATGCCGAGCATGTACGGACTGCGCCCGGTGAGGCCCTCGACGGCGAGGCCAGCCGTGTGCCCCGTCAACTGCGTCGCAGTGAGCGGCATCGTGCGCGTCGTGATGGTCTCCTCGACCGTCATGCGTCGTCCTTCCGAGAGTGCGACATCGCTCATGACCATTCCGCCGAGATGTAGCCCTCGCTCGCTACGCCGGCATCGAGAAAGATTTGCAGCGCTTTCAGCCGGGGGGCTGCGCCGAAATTACCGCTGGTGTAACCGACCATGACGCCGTCGCGCTGAATGACGCCGGCCGTGTTGTGGTACATGCCCCAGAACGAGCGCCAGACGAAGGTGGAGTTGGCGAGCCGCTGAATTTCGATCTCGGCCGTGCATTGCCCGCCGACCGAGGTGTTGTCTCCGGTGAACGACAGATAGCCGAAACTGTAGGCAGTGATCGTCTGCATGTAGGGCGTTCCACCCTGACCATGGATGCCGGCATAATAGTAGTCCGACGCCCCCGAGAGGAACGTCGTCCCGTCAATCGAGCCGCGCCAAGCGAGACCGCCAACCGTCGCAGCGCTGCGGCCGACGAACATGTTGAGCGTCACCCGCCGAGGCGTCCACACAGTCGGCACGGGCACGACGACGGCATTGGCCCCGTTCGGCCATGCAAACTCCTGCCGCTTCAAGCGCCAGACGCCGTTGACGCGGACGTACTCGTTGCCGTCCATCGGCGGTTCCGGCACGAGGCCGTTCGCCTGCGGCACCTGCCCGCCGACCCACTTCACCTGGATGAAGGAGCCATTGCCGAATATGCCACCAGCCGCGAGAAAGAAACGCAACGCCGCGACACGCAAAACTCCGGGCGGAACGTTGCCGACAGCATAAGAGTAAAACCACGCTGTCGATGACCCCTGTGTCGCATCATAGGCTCGCGCATATGACCGCGACGCAAACCCTTCACTTGTTAGCTTCCGCTCTAGCGTCACATAGCTATCAATCAGATGTTGAAGCGATGAAGTCGCGCCCGTCATACCAAGCGTCATGTAGGACGCAACAGCTAACGGCTGCGTCGAGTATGTCGGAGTCGGCAACGAAATATGATAAGGTGCAGCGATATTGTAATCGGTTGCCCCTGCGGCAAATGTGGTGCCGTCACCTGACAACCGCAGCACGAGCGTATTTGCCCCTGATGCCGGCGGAATGATCGACGCCGTGATCTGCACCGCCTTCGCCCACGACGGCACGGCGATGTCCTTCAACGTCAGCCCCGAGAGATCGAAGAACTGCTCTGTCGGCGTCGGCACGGCAGGACCACCAGCCCAGCCGACGCCATTGTAGCGGTAGCCGTTCGAAACGTCGCCGATAGCGGGTGAGGCGGGAAATTCGTACATCAGTACACCCACTCAAGGTCGAGGGTAGATGGCGCACCAAAGGCGATGGCCGGGACCGAGAGCACCTGCACGGTCTTGATCGCGAGCGCGCTGCCCGCGTTCGTTTCCATCACCTCGATGCGATTTACGCTCGTCTGCCAGCCACTCGCGCCGTAGCAACTGCCGACGCAGTTCGTGTCCCAGCGACCGCCCGCCGTGCGTTGCAGCATCATCAACGCGCGGAAAACATGCGGCAGGAAAGCGTTGGTGCCGTTGTAGGTCAGATAGCCATTGGCGAACGAACTGCCCAAGGCAGTAACGGCTGTCGGCGTTGAGCCGGTATAGTGAATGAAGCCGCCATGCGTGTAATCGGCGGCAGCCTGCATGAACGTCGAGCCGTCAAGCGAGACACGAAAACCGAGCGAGGTGTTCGTTGCTGTCGGTATCAGCGCAGTGCCATCGAGCTTCATTAGCTTCGCGCCGACTGGCACGGGAATGTTGACCGCCGAGACACCAGCAAGATCGAACGACTGCGACTTCAGCCGCCACAGCCCGTTGACCATGACGTACTCGCCGCCGTCCTGCGGCGGCAGGATCAGGTTCGAGTTGACCTGAAGCCACTGCGCGGCATCGCTGTCCCGGTAGCGCAGCCAGAGCGCCCCTGCGTCCGACTTGAACCAGAGAGAATTATCTGCGGGCAGGTTCGGTGCCGTGTCGCCCACGGCGATGGTGACACCGCCCGTCGGGCCGGGCGCACCCGGTGCGCCATCGGCACCGGCAGGCCCCTGCGGTCCGGTCGGTCCGGCCGGTCCCGTAGGGCCGATATTGCCCGACTGCATCAGCCATGCGGTTCCGTTCCACTGCCAGACCGTGGAGCCGAAGGTAACCGTTTGTCCGTTTGTGGGAGAGGCGGGGAAATCGTATGCCATCACAGCCCTCCGATGATGAAGCACAAAAGCTCATCGTAGCGGATGCTGTAGCGCGTGAAGCCTGTCGGTTCCTCGTAGCCGTCCTTCACCTTCGTCGACACGCCGTCGATCTCTTCGATCACCTCCGAATGCCAGATCACCTCCTCATCGGCGCACCAGAGGCCGTAGCGGGCAACGTCGAGCCCTTCGGCAGCGAACGCATCCGCGACCCGCTGTGCAATGACGCCGGTATGAACACGCGCGTCATCGCCCTTCTCCTCGACACTTTGGATTGAGCGATAGGTGACGATGAGGCCGCGCAGCGCCACGGCGACGCGCTTCTCTGCTTCGGTGAGCGGTGCGATGTCCTGCTTCAGTCGCTCGTCCGAGGTGTTGATCGTCCCGGTCGAGGCATAGACTGTCGTGAAACGATAGGAGCCGGTGCCGAGCGAGCACGTACTATCGACAAGAGAACGCCAGATGTTGACTTCGAGACGATGCCGGACAGTGCCGGAATAGGCGAACTGGAAATGGCTGGAACTGATGATGGTCCATGTCGTGTCGTTGGCGTAACCCAGCACCATGTTCGGGACAGAGGTAAACGAGAGGTTGCTCCCGCTGACGAGGTTCGCGCCAGACACCTGCCCACCGAAAGTGCCCCCGCCCGATGCATAGACCGCGCCGTTGCCATAGAGCGAATAGCCGCCGTAGCCGAGAATGCCGTAGGTCGCGCCCGAGTAGCCGATGACGCCGCCGCCGCCCGTGTTCTGGTTCGTGGCGACCATCGCGTAGCTGCCAGACACATTGACAGTGCATGTCCAAGCAGTGTTCCCCACCAATGGTCCCGAGATCGAACCGCCGGTCAGCGGCAGGTAGTTCGCGAGATCGGTGTCGTCAGCCTTCGCCGCGAGCGTCGCCGTCAGATCGAACCAGCCGCCGTCCTTTCTTGCGTAAGGCTTGCCGTCCTTGTTCGCTTCCGGCATGCCGGGCGCGTTCACCATGACCCACTGGCGCGAGTTCGGGTCTTGGTAGTCGATATAGAGGCCGCCTTGCGCGCTGTTCCACCAGATCGTGGAAACCGGCATGCCTGTCGGCGCGGTGTCGGAAACGACGGCGCCGGCCGACGCTACGACCCAGGAGGTGGTCGAGCCCTTTCTCGAATAGAGCTGCCCATCTGTCGGAGCCTCAGCAATGCCCGCCGCAGGCACCGGCTTCCACGTCTTGTCGCCGGCCCAGAAATAGGCGGGGTTGCCGGCGGCGATGGCAGGTTCCTTGCCGGTAATGGCGGTGGCATTCGATGTGATCGCCGCATCCTGCGAGGCCTGCTTTGCATCGAGCCCGGTGACGCCCGAGGACGGGATCGGCAGGGTCGGCGGGAACGTGGCGGGGATGCCCGGCAGGTTGGCCCAGGTCACGATGGGCAGCACCTGCCACGTCTTGTCACCGCGCCAGTAGTCGTTGACGGTCCCCGGCGCGATGGCCGGCTCCTTGCCGGCGATGGCGGCATCCTGGCTGTCGTCGCGCGCATCCGCCTCGACAACAGCCTCATCGAGCATCTCAGGGGTGACGACCTCCTGCCAGTTGTTCGGCGTGCCCCGGCCGTAGACCTTGTTGTCCTGCGGGGCTTCATTGAGCGCGCCCTGCTTCGCGGCGAAGTCATCGAGGATGTCGAAATTGGTGTTGAGCTTCTGCCCCCACAGGTCTTCACCCGCCGGATCGTTGACGACCGGCTTGGTCAGCTTGAGGAAGGAGGTCAGACCGTCTTGCGCCATTGCGTCGGCCGCCACTGTTCGGGATGAGGCACCTTCGCCGGGTCGTCGGCCCAGATCACCGGACCCACGGCCTGCTTCTGCCAGATCGCAGGCTCGACCGGCATCGGCGCAAACTCGGACGGCAGGCAGTCATTGGCGACCCAGCGCTCGTTCTCGCACGCCTTGTCGTGCCACCAGTCCGGCCAGCGGCTGTAGAGCCTCTCCCCATACTTGTGCTCGCCATAGCGGTAGCCCACTAGCCGAAGCTCCTCTTCGCGGATCGGATGGGCGAGCCCGAGAAGCGGGCGGCGATGGCCTGCTCGTTCGCGCGTTGGATGCCGGCGGTCGCGAGCCCGGCGAAGGTGTTGAGGCGCTCGTCCTCGACCAAGTAGGGGGCGCCGGCCGCGAGCGTGCAGTTCAGATAGAGGCTGGGGAAACGCTTCTTGACCGCCGTCTCGATCTCACCGAGCGGAGGCACCTTGGCGTAGTAGGCGATCTCGATATTGAACAGGGCCTCCGGGTCGACCGGCGGCCAGACGAACAGCGTGCGGCCGACGTTCGTGTAGCGGCCGGGGCAGCTCGGGTCGGGCAGCTCGTTGAAGTAGGCGTGGTTCGAGATGAAGTCATAGGCCTTGCCGCCCTGCGGCCGGACGTAGACCGTCTTGAGCCAGTCCTCGGGAAGCACGGCGCAATTGTCATCGAAGGTCGCATATTCGCGCACGATCATCTCATCGACGCGCAGCTCGTTGTTCATGCGCTCCTCGCCCATCCTGACCCAGCTCTCGACCAGCGGATCGGACGGGTTGAGATCGTCAACCCAGGACTTGACCGTCGTGATGAAGTCGGAGAGCGCGGTCATTTCATGCCCCCGGCCTTGAGGATCGCCGCAACATTCGCCGGCACCGGCACCTTGCCCTGCGCATCGGAATAGAAGCCGCCTTTCCCGTCAGAGAAGAACTGCGGCATCATCCCGTTCGGCTGGATCAGCGATGCAAACGGGTTCGTCGGCGAACCCAGCGCAGGCGTCGCCACCTGCTGCGATGTCCCGCTCGATTGACCGGGGCCGCCGCCCCACTGATCGTTGACGACGAGCGGACCCTGCTGCGTGAATTGAGGGATGTTCAGCGGCTGGATGCCGTTCGCGCCGGTCGAGGATGCGCCGGCTGCTGCTGTCGTGTTCGTCGTCTTCTTGACCGGCGGCACGCCGCCCGGCGCTATCGGGATGTTCGCCGTCTTCATCACCTGCGAGCCTGCCGTGCCGGCCTGCTCGACGCCCGTGCCCTCCATCGTAAACTGCGGTGCCTTCAGCGTGCCGGTGCCGCCCTGCTGCAGGAAGTTGGTGACGTAGGTCGGCAGCCCCGACGCGGCATCCAGTCCGGCTCCGGTGAAGTTTTCCATCGTCGGCGTCGGCGTCGTGGAATTGTAGGTGCCGGCCATGGTGGTCGGATTGAAGGCTTCGAGCTTGCCCTGCGCCCCCATCACCGAGGGCGTCGTATTGGCCGGCGCGTACTTGTTCGAGCCGATGGTCGAAGGCCCGCCGAACATGCTGCCAAGGGATGATCCGCCCATCACTTAAACCCTCCGAGGGCCAGCGCCTCAGCCGGGACGGGGTACTTGCCGGCTTTATCCCAGTAGTACTTCCCGGCCGTACTCTTGTAGACGGGACCGCCCCATGTGGACGACGGCATGCCGTAAGCGCCGCCGGTCGCGCTCGGCTGCGGCGTGATCGCGCCGACATATTTGATCTCGTTCTTCTCGTCTTTGATTTCCGGCATCGGCTTTAGAGGGAAGTCGGCAAATTTCTGCACGACCGGCGCGGCGTAGCCCTTCACCGTCGCCGTCGCGAGGGGATCGTAAGGCGTCACGGCTGCTGTCGGGTTCGGCGCCGGCTGATCCCATCCGCCCTCTGGCGTCCCCGTGCCTGACCACGGCTGAACGTAGGGCGAGGAGGTCATCACGCCGCCGCCCGAAGGCGACATGCCGGCGCTCGGCCCACCGATTGATGACCCGCCCATCACAGGTTCCCCTTCCACACGCGGAAAGGCATGGCGTCAGCCGAGTTCAGGTACTTCTTCCAGTCGTCGTCGTCCCATTTCTCGTGGATGGAGGTCTCGTAGACCGTCATCGGGACGCGGGCGACAAGCGTCGTCGGGTTCCTGGCAGACTGTCCTTCCGCCAGGGCGCGGTTGTTCTCTTCGAGGAACGGCAGCGAGAGCTGGGTCTCGACCACCACCTTGTTTGGCTGTTCCCAGTCGGTGAGGAGGGTACGCGAGTAGGCGTCCCCCCATGCAGAGGCATAACCGTAGCGAGCCATGATGCAGCTCCTACGGAACCGGGATCGTCGCGCCGATCTTCACGCCCTCGTAGATGATGTGGGCTGAGCCATTCCGGGTCTCAGTGCCCCACTCGACGATGATCATGCGGGTTTCCGCATCGCCAAGCTTGGCAATTGGGTATTGGCGGAAAGTCCGATAGAAGGCTATTGCCACATATTCAGGGTCGAGCTGGATGGCCATATCGGTCGGAACCCACCGCGACGGTAGTGCAGTGATACGTCCGAAGTCCGTTGCGATAATATCGACCGTCGCCACTACTTCCGTTTTTCCAACCATCACCTGTGAAGAGTTGCGGCCTTGGAACGTCGATATTGTCCGTTTGATCGCCGCAGAGGTTATCAACTTCGTGGGCTCGGCGCCATTGTTATACGCCTTCTCCATGACCGCGCCGACCATGCCCTCGGTGAAGGCCTGCGGCGTAGTCGGAGCGGCCCAGGCCGCAGTCGGCGAGGCAGGCAGGGTCGCGGTCGCACCCGCCGGCACATAGACGCTGTCGCCGACGATGCCGGCCGGCGGCCGACCCTTGGCGCGTGCGATGGCGTGCGGGATGCTCTCGGTCTTGCGGGCGACGCCATCGGCGCCGATGTCCATGGCCTGACGCGAGCAGGCGATGACCTCCATGTCCGATTTCAGGACCTTGGATTGCATGGCCATCTGGTGGGCCATTTCACCGTTTTTACCAGCGGCGTCAGCAGCTTCCTGCGAACCGGAGACGACGGCGTCTCGGGTCGAGATCTGCGCAACATTCGACTGCCGAACGGTCGGGGTCGGCGCGCGGGCAACGAGGACATAGGCCTCCTCGCGAGCGTTGGTGACACCGTCTACGACGGGCAGGTTCTCGGTTTGCCAGTCATAAGTCCGGTTCTTGACAGTCCTGCGCCCGGCCATCGAAATAACCGGCGTGTCGAAGGGGTCGATGTTGAAGATTTTATCGCTGAGATCTTCCCTATTCCCCTTCGCCTGATAAGTTGTAAAGGCGTTTGTTACCATTGCCACGGGTGTTACCTCTCGCGGTCTAGCATCCTCTCGAAGATACCGGCGGCATCGGAGACGCTGCCAGTACGGCTGAGACGCTTCTCAGCCCTATCGAAGGAGCGCGAGATATTCGGCCTAGGCCGGGTAACCCCGTTTCCATTCTTAGGGACTTGCCGGACAGGCTTAGGTTTACTAGCCATCATCCGGTCATAGCGCGCGGCCTTCAACAAGATCTCGACTGCACGAGCGTCGTATAACTGCGAGACCTCTTCGTCGGTATATCCGGCCGCTTTGGCGCTGCGACGCATGCTCTCGTTGTCGCGACGCCAAACCTTCTCTTGCTTCCATTCAGGGTGCCGTTGCGCGAGCTGGGCGCGATTAGCGTTCGCGAACTGTGAAAGGCGCTCCTGATGCTGGGCCTGCATGGCCTGCATGGCCTGGGCACGGCTCTGCTGGAGCCCGTGCAGCTTGTTTTGGAAGTCTTGCCACTCGAAGCGGAGGTTTGCCGCCTCGGCCGGGTTGGCACGCCGCAGGGCCTCCCAATCCGGTTCGGTCGGCATGAAGGCCTGGATGTAGCTTTCGAGAGCGTTCGCCCGCTCGACGTGGGCGTTGTAGTAGCCATCCAGCTCAAGCTTCGCGTGATGCAGGGCCTGAACGCCCTGGCTCAACTCTCCCATCCGCTTATGAAATGTCGCCGTTCTGGTGTAGCCCCTGGCCATCTCGGCGAGGGAGACCTCCATGGGTTCTCCATCGACGGTGATGCGGACGACCGTGTTCGGGTCGAGATCATCCTTGGATCGGGCAGCTTCGTCTTCGTCGTCTTCCGGCTCTTCGCCATCGGGCTCCCCGACAGCATCGGCATCGTCGTACTCTTCCTCGTCCTCGTCCTCGTCGTAGTTGGGCTCGGTGGCCGCTTCGTCGTCGGGCTCGTCGGGAAGATCCTTCGGCTGCCGCTCGGCCCGCGCCTTCTTGACCGGCTCGGGCGCGTCGTCGGCTTCCGGCTCAGAGCGGTCGAGCCGCCTGGGCGGGAAGATCTCGGAGATGTCCTGCTTCGGACGCTCCTTCTTTTCGGTGGGTGCCTGCTTGGAGCGGGAGGGAGTTTCGGCATCCATCGTCGACTGAAAGGCCGACGCAGCTTCGCCGACCGAGCCGTCAGATCCGAGGTGTTCCCCTGAAACCATCGTTCCCCCGCTTGGTACCAAGGGCAGGAACCTTAGTCGCGGCAACGTAACTGCGCAACTCCCCGACTACGAGGTCGAGGGCTTTCGTCATGAAATGCACCTCGGAAACCTTCGGGTCGAGGGGCGGCAGCGCCAGGAAACGCTCGATCAAGGTTCGCCGCACGGCGGCGACGGCCTCCTGAAAAATGGGGTCGAAGAGCTGCGCCTGCGCGTCGGCGGCGCGCTCATCAAGCTGGAGGCGGTCCATTGAGCAATCCGGCCGGGCCCGGCGCCGGCAGACCTTGAGGCTTTAGCTGAGGAGGACCGAAGCCAAGCGCTGCTCGGCTCGGTAGCTCTGGCTTCGGCCCCGGCGCCGGCATCCCCGCTGAGGGAGGGGCCGGCACGCCTCCAGGCTCTGCGCCAAGGTCACCCACGGGACCACCCGTTGCCCCAGGGCCGCCAGGGACGGGACGCGGTTCCTTCCACAGAGCTTGGATCGCAGCCGTGTCAACCGCCGCCCCATATTTAGCGTCGATCTCAGCGGCTTTAAGCATAGCATTAGCTTCAAACTGGTCTCGTTCGCGGTCGTCTGTGACTGCAACGTCTTCGACCTTGACGCGGGCGTCTGCCATCGTCTTGATAACTTGCGCTCTGACTTTATCTGCTTCGGCCTTTGCGTAGACCATTTCCGGGTTCTCTTTTTGCATCACAGCCTGCTGGAATTGCTGGACGGCTGCTGCATCTATCGGCCGGAAATACCTTGTGCTGTTCTTCATGCCGGCGATGGAGAGGATGTCTTCGAGGCAGTTGCGGATCTCCATCGGCGTGACGAGCGGGTTGAGCGGCGAGGCGGTGATGGTCTGCACCTGAAATTGCAGAACCGTGTTGAGCATCGTGAAGCGGTCCATGTCCGAGCCGCGACCCATCGCAGGGTTCGGGACGCAGATCATGGTCGCATCGAACTGGCTCGGATTGACGGGCGTGTACTTGCCGCGAAGCTGCACGACGCGCTCGGGCACCGGCTTGTCGACGACCTCCTGCAGAAGCCCGCTCATGAGATCGACCATGAAGGTACTGGCCATGGTACGGGCGACCAGCTCGATCCTTTCCTGGGCGCCGCTGACGATCATCTGGATGCCCTTGAGCGTCGTGCTCTGGAGGGCTTTCGGATCGAGGCCTTTGCTCTGATCGGTGATGCCGGTACGCGCCATGCGGATGGCGTCGAGCCGATCCATCATGTTGAACACGTCGCTGCCGATGAAGCGGTAATCGAGCTGCTTCAGCGCATCGATCTGCTTGACGCGGATCGGCGCGCCGATGGCCTCGTTCAGCACGTCGTCCCAATCCACGAGCGTGTCGACGCCCATGAGACGCGGCCAGATCGATTGGGCGAGGCTGTCCAATGCGCCTCGGAGCATGTTGGTCTTGATGACCTGAAGGTCAGTGACCAACTCGACGATGGAATGGCCGACGATGCTGTGCGGCTCCGGGTCAGGGCAGCAGATCGCATAGCGAGCACGCATCGCCGGCTCGTCGGAGACGATGAGGTCATTGTCGCCGATGGTTCGGATGTGGCGCAGCTCGGCGATGCCGTCGCCATTTTTATCGACCCTGATGTAGTAGTCCCCGAAACGACAAACGGGTTCCATGCTGTCGCGTCCGAAGGGACTATCCGAGCCGACGTTCCGCAGCATGCGCTCCAACGAGAAGCGCATGTCGCCGCCGCTGAAATCGGAATTCTGATCGATCAGCTCCTCGGGCAGGCCGGGCAGCTCCAAGAGCATCAGCTCAGACTTCGTCGCAAACCTTTCTTGCCCAACCAAGGCCGCGTCCTTGACGCAGACCGCATTGCGGTTGATGCGGAACTCGTCCGGCGGAAAAGCAGCCACACGATGCCTCGGACAGCGCTTTGTCCAACGGATTGTCATCGAGAAGCGCGGGATGATCTCCCCGGAGGGACCATAGCCCGGCTTCACCTCCATCCGCACCTGCTCGGCGCCCGGCTGCGAAATCAGGAACTGCCGCTGCTCGACGCTCAGCCCCTCGAAGTCCTCCTCGACGATCTCCTTGTTCTCGTCTGTCCACCATCGCACGCATCCCATGGCCTTGATCAGGCCGTCCTTGAACACGTCGGACAAGATCATGTAGCCGGGGTTGTCCCGGTGGAAGACGTAGCCGACGTAGTCGGTCGCCTGCTCAGCGGTGGGAACGCCGGCCTCGTTGTTCGGGATGAAGTTGGTAGTCTGATCCTGGCCGGTGAAGATCCGCATCAACGACGGCATCATCTGCAGGACGGTGTCGCGCGCCTCGGTGGCGACGATGGTCGAGGTGCCGGTCTCGTCGTCAAGGCCCGGTTCGAGACCGAGGTAGAACTTGATGCCGTTCTCGCGGATGGGGGCCAGCACCTCGGCATTGAACTCCCGCGCGTCCGAGATCATGCCCCGGATGCGCGCGGAGTACTCGCTGTCTGGATCGGCGGGGGCGGCGTCATCGACGCTCGGAAAAACGCCTTCGGTCGGCCCCTGAAGCTCGGGTGGGATCTCCTCGAAGGGGAGGCCTGGGCTAAGCGATCCGACCATGGTTCGGAACCTTAGCCCCTCAAACCCGGCGCGCCAACCCCTTCAGACGCCAGCGACCCTGCCCGAAGGCCTTGAGCGGCTGCCGACCGGCCCAGCCGAGCACCTGATCGATCCCGACCGCCAGATAGCGGAAGGCGTCGGAGAAGTGCGAGGCCCAGTTATGGAGAGGGCGGGAGTGCTGCGTCCCCAGGTTCACGGCCGGCGCCGCCTGATAGCTCTTGAGGGAGATGAGGCCGGGCTCGGTCAACCCCTCATCGAACCAGCAGCCGGGGAGGAGGGAGCGCACGGCGGCGATGCCGTCCTCGATCTTATGATCGCGGCAGATCGTGACCTCCATACCGAGCTGCTCAAGAACCTCAAAGCGGCTGCGTCCGGTACCCAGTTCGCGGGCTTTGACATCATGGGGAAAGATGTGCCCGACGTAATTGTAACCCCGCAACTGGCACGCCTTGACGTAATGATCGAGACCCTTGCCGCTATCGGAGAGGGCGTCGATGACGTGATATTCCTTGCCGATCCGCTGAGCAAACCACACGCTCGTGTGATCATGCATGCCCAGGTCCCAGGCCGTGACCACGCCGGCCTGCCGGTCATAGGGCACCTTGGTGATGTGCCCCTTCGCCTGAAGATCCACGATGAGATCGCCATAATAAGACCCCTCCACCGGGGCATCGAAGCTGCATAACATTTCACGCGCGAACTGGTTCGGCGTCATCTGACGCCGCATTTCCTCTATTTCATCGGGATGGAGGGCCGTCGTTTCCGTAACAGGTATCGTGAAAACATCCCAAGTATCGGGGTTCTGTTTCGCACGTTGATATGCCTCGAAAAAATGATCACGCCCCTGCGGCGTGCCGCTAAGGATGCCAAAGCCCCCATAATCAGCCAGCGCCGGGCGGACGACGACATCAAAACAGTCCGGGTGGAGGAGAGGGAACTCATCCAATACCGCACCGTCCAAGTATAACCCTCTGATCCTTTCGTAAGCTTGCGCCCCGCCATAGAGGCTGATCTTCGCTCCGGTCGGGAGAGTGCAGCTAAGCTCGCTTTCCGAGAAGCGCGTGCCCGGTATGACGCCCGCATATTGCTGACAATACCCCCAGATCAGGTCTTTGGTCTGCGCGAAGCTCGGGCCGATGTAGGCATATCTCGGCGGCGGAAAGGGCCGGGGATTACTGATCGCGGCCCGGATCAGGTGATTGATCTGGGCGACCGACTTGCCGGCGCGGCGGTGCGCCACGTCGCACACCCAGCGTTTCGAGGTGGCGTGCAGAGGCTTGAACCATTCGCGGGGCCGATAGGGGATGATGATCTCGGTCATCCCGTAACTTAGTCGGCCACCTTACTCCCGGCTAGCGAGATAAACGATGAGCTTGAGGGCGTCCTTGAAGGCCTTGTCGGTCTCGGCCAGCTCGGCGATGAGGCTTTTGCGGATCTCGAAACAGGCGGTCGCCTCGGACTTGATCCGGCCGACATCGGCTTTCAGCGTCTCGATATACCGCTCGGCCGCGTCGAGCTGGCGGCGCAGCTCGACATCGCCCTGCGTTTCGAGAACCTTGACCCGATCCCAGAGGAGATCGCGCTCCCGCTCCAGCTTGTGCAGATCGGCCCAGGCAGCCGGGGACGGCACGCTGTAGCCGTCCTCGCCGGGGATCGAGGCGATCTCCTCGGCCGGGTTGCCCAGGTTGTCGTGCTCGTCGTTCATAGCCGTGTCACCCATTCAATAGCGTCGCGCAGTTCGCGCTGCTTCTCGGTCTTGTTCGGGATCTCCATCCGCGCCTTCTTGAGTAATTCGAGGACGAGATAGTGATAGACGCGAACCTGATTGGGCGCCGTGTGCAGAAAGACTTGCGCAAGCCGCGCCTCACGCAGAATTTCTTCGTCGGTCACGGCACCATCCGATCCAGAAACCAGACGAACATGACCATCAGGATGACACCCGAGAGCGAGAACCAGAACAGGGCGGCGGCGTCGAAGCGGTTCACCCGAACACGAACCTCGTCAGCAGGTACCAGAACAGGACCCCGAGCGCGACGCCACCGAGGAGGACGTAGCCCCGAAACGAGATCATGGCTTTGGCAGCCAGCGGTCGACGGGGCTCACCACCGTGCAGGCCGGGCAGCGCAGCCCCGAGGTCGCGTGCAAGTGGTCGAGCATCGCCCGCAGCGCGGCGGTCTTCGCCTCCTGCGCCTGCTCGATGGTCATGGCGGGCGGCGGATCGAGAACCCTGGCGAGATCGCGAAGCCATTGACCGAGAACGTGCCTCACTGCTTGAGCCGCTCCATCTTGACGACGGTATGCAGTTCCTTCACGGCGGCCGAGACCAGATCGAGGGCCTGCTTGTTCGCGGGCGGGTGCCTGCCCTCCTGCACGAGGTTCGCCAGGATGCCCATCACCCCCATGACCTGATAGGGCCGCGAGAGCTTGGAAAAGAGCGGGTGCAGCTTGTCCTGATAGGCGAGCGCGTCGATGAGGGCGGCGATGTCCGAGGCGATGATGGCGAACAGGAAGGCGCGGATCTCCTCGGGGTTGTCGAGCAGATCCGTGGCGCGGTCGACGGCCCGGCAGCGGTCGTCGTTGACCTTGTTGACGAGATCGGTCAGGAGCCGATGGTTCATTTCTCGATATCCCACCTGATCGCGATCTGGCCGGACCCCGATGACACGCCGCCGAAGGAGAACCCCATGGGCGTCGGCGCCTCTCTCCCGTAGCCCCGGCCCCGCCCAGCGTTCGTGAGCAGCCATTTCGCCGTGTCCTCCTTGCGATCCTCGTCGTCGAGGAGGCCGTCGATGACCGTCTCGGCCTTGTCGAGCATGAGCACGGCGGCGCGGTCGCGCTCCTCGCTCATATCCGGGTTGAGCTTGAGGAACACGCCCAGCCGGGCGGTGGAGACCCGTGCGAGGCGGGCCGCCTGATGGATCGATCCGCGTGCCTCCCAGAGCGCCGTCCGCACGACCTCCTTATCGAGGGGTTCGTTGTCCGGCAGGCGTTTTGTCGGAAGCGGCGCTAAGGCGTGGCCCGGTTCGGGTGGTGACGACGGCGCCCTCGTCACGAGCGCTTTGGCGGGCTTCCGCAAGGGCATGCTTGAGGTCTCCGAGCGTCACGCGGATGCCGTGGACCCCGAACAGGGTGGTTTCGTCGGGCGTTTCCGCACGGGCGTGATAGGCGAGGGCGTCTTGAACCTGGGTGTTCATGGCGGGAGGGTAGCCCGCCATGATCGGCGACGCTAGATGAGTTGGCGGTTGGCCTCGATCTCGGCCGCGCGGAGGTCCCAGGCCGCTTGGTCGAGCCGAGCGAGGATGGCGTCCTCGAAGAGCTGCTCCAGCACGTTGGGCGGCAGCGCATCCAATTCCCAGACGCCCGTGCCGTGCTCGGCGATATAGGCCGCCGAGCGCACGTCGGTCGGCTTGGCGAAGGCCGGGGGCAGATTGTGCGCGTCGACCTGGGCGCGGGTCAGCGCGATGGGCGTGACCGTGATCAGCGAGTGGAAGCCGTCGAGCCGGTCCTGCCAGTCCCGGCTCATGTCCTTGCCCGAGCCGTCGTGATCGCCGGCATAGAGCATCTCGACGCCGGGGTAGGCGTCAGCGACCTCATGCACGAGGGTGAGGCTGGCATAGCCGCGAGCGGCTACGAAGGGCACCTGCCAGCGATCCGCGACCGGCTGCACGATGCCGGCGAGCGCCGCCTTCTCGATCACGATCACCAACCGCTGCGGTTGCGCGTCCCAGCGGTCCTCGTCGTACCACTCTCTCATCGAGCGGCGAGCGTGCTCGGGGTCGTCGTAGATCGGGTTCTTCTCGATGGCCCGGTTGCGGTCCTCGACATCATCGAATGGGATCTCGCCGGCCTTTCGTAGCCAGTCCATCGCCGCGATCACGCGCCGGTAGTTGCCGTGCGTGTTCGGGAAGCCGTGATGGCTCACGGTCTGGTAGTGCATCTGCCTGACCGTGATCCGGCCGCCATAGGAGCCGTGGATGCCGAGCAGCACGTCGTAGAAGGCGCGCGTCCGCTTCAGGGGGTGGGGGAGACCGGGGTGCCAGATCATGACAGCAGCTTTCCTTTCGCGATGCCGAGGGTGAAGCTGTCGCCTCGGCGCGGGATGTAGGGGATGTCGACCTCGGGGGCGTACATCCAGTCGAACGCTTCGAGCGCGGCGACGCAGGCGCGGGCCTGCGCGATCTCGGCTTGGTTTGAAGTCGGCACGACCGTCCGCACGTCGCACCATGCCGTGGCGCCGCCGAGGAGCCGCAGCTCGGCGGTGTCGGTCACGATCAGGTCGGCCTGGGCGAGGCACTGGCCGACCGGCAGCCGGTAGCTTCCGCCATGCCTGCGAACGCCGTCGACCTCGTTGCGGTGCCGCTCCATGAGCCCAACCGCCGTGGCGAGCGCCGCAAACCGGAATGCGAGCTTGTAGACATCGAGGGCCGTGTAGCGCGGCACGCGCTCGTGGATGCGGTTGACGGCATGGATGCTGACGAACGCGCGCGGGGACGGCGGGATGTAGCCGGCGCGGATGGTCGGCCCCCGGAACAGGCTCTCGGCATAGATGACGAGGCCCGGCTCGTCGGCGCCTTCGAGGGGGTTCAGGTCCCATGCTGCCCGGTGGATGGTGATGAGATCGCGGCCGGGGGAGGGCTTGCGCTGGAACGAGTAGGCGCGGGGGCGTGGCGGCTTGCGCAGGGTCCTGACCGCCTCGTTGATGATGCGCGTCACCTCCTCGGGGGTGCGGGCCTCGCGGATGGCGTCGTAATCGAGCGGCCGGGGCGCTTTCCTGATGAGGTCCCGAACGAGGCGCTCGGTCTGCATGGCCAATAAACTCATGAATGTCTCCAAGGTTGGACCTTGGAAGAGGCTGGCATAGAGTTGATTTATTGTCAACGCTATTCTGGCTCCATGCGTGGGAGGGACCCCGCGCCGGAGGCGCGGTGATACTATAACGTCGGGGGGGTTCGGCGCGCGTGACCCCTTGGGCGTCCCGCCCTCACCACCCAACAACCATAGCATGTATCGCAAGCATAGTCAATATAGTACATAGTATATGTAGACTATGGTATGTATGGACTATATGCACATCAGTCCATTATACATTATTACGTTGCTTGTATGGTAGTGATACAGTTGATTAGATACCTAGGATATATATCGTGTGCAACTTATGCGATATACTACCTATGTCTAATAGACTGAGTAAAGAATAAACTGTACCCTCTATCGGGTGGGAGGGAGGGAGGACACAGTGCTCGATACGTTATATCGAGTATCGAGGAGGGCGGTCCCCCGCCCTCCCACCCCTAGGTGTATCGTATGTAATGAATGATGTCTACCCCGACCATAGTATAGTAGACAGCTTACTCACGATACGCTACCCTTCCAGGGGTGGGAGGGCGGGACGAGGACGCGGCGCGGCGCAACGTTATAAGGCGTTACGGTCTGATGTGCTGTATATCGTGAATACTTAACGAATACTTGGTAGGAATATATCGCCATTCGATGAAAACGTAATAGTGTGTCGATGAAGAAAAAAGCGCCCTCGAAACGAGGTCGAGCACCGGGAGACCGGGACACCAAAACCTATTGTTTGCCAGTGACCCCAAAAAAGCTTGTTCGCACAGCGAACAGAGGTTTGCACTCTCCCCCAAAAGTTTTTAAGTGTCCGGGTGTCCCAGGTGTCCCGCCAAGAGCGAAAAAGCACCGGGACACTTACCGGGACACCAAGTTTGTTCCCCTAATGTCCGTTTGTGTCCCGGCCTTTCGGTTACCCTAGAACGTGAACCATATACAACATTGCTTCACAAAGCGACGTTCTTCAATAACGTGCCCACGAAACACCGGGACACCATCTCGCAAACAGGTGTCCCGGTGTTTTCGATTATTTAAAAAGGGTTCAGACCCTCCCCCTCGAACCACTTTTCGACAAGCTTATAATCCTCGAATGTGCCTCGATAACCCAGCCGCTTCGCCCGCGCCACCCGCGCATCGAGCGCCGTCCACCCTCGACCGGCGGCGATCCGGTCGAGCGCATGAAGCGCCCGCAACGAAAAACGGCCCTGGCGCAAGCGCAGGGCCGTCCAGGCGACATCCGAGGGGCGGACGCGCCCCTCGGCCAGAGCCCGCTCAGCGGCCTTGCTCAACGCCGGCCCTTCCATTCGGCTCGGTCGGCGTAATCGTCGCTATGGTCGGGCATCCCCTCCCGGTCCATGACCATGACCGAGCCGAGCCCAGGCTCCCAACGCCTGTTCACGGGCTCACCGGGCCGCTCCTCGACATCGTAGGCAACGACCGCTGTCCAGCGCATGGACAGGTTCTCGGCATCGGCCAAGGCCTCTTCGCGCGTCGCATAGCGTAGCGCGTTTGTGTAGTATTTGGGGTCGTTGACGACCCGCACTGTCGGCGCCCAACTTGTCACCTTGTTCTGTTTGTCAGCCATGCCCATGACCCTCCATATCGGATATTCGAGATTGTGGATTTCGTGACGCCGTAATGGCGCGCGATGTCTGTCGGCGTCTCGCCCTGACGCAGCCGCTTGTCGATGTCGAGCACGGTCTCGGCGTCGAGCACACGGCCGCCCCCGCCATTGACGCGGCGATGCGCCTCGCGATCCTGCCTGTTCTCGCTGCGCGTGCCCCAGGCGAGGTTCGAGATGTCGTTATGGCCGGGCACGCCGTCGAGATGGCGCGCCTCGTGCCAGGGCGGGCAGAGCCCGCGAAACGCTTCGAGCATGAGGCGATGGACGAGGAGCTTGAGATGCCCCCGTCCGACCTCGTGATAGCCCTTGGCATTGGTCGATTGTTTCAGCTCGCGGAAGACGCGGCCGTCTGCAGTGAGCCATAGATCGGGATAGCCTGGATGCTGTTTCATCCTTCGATTTTTAACCACCTGCCATCCGCTTGGCGCTTATACCTCTGGCCCCAGCCGGTCCCCAGGCGAGGCGAGCCGTGCAGGCGCCACGACCCGGGCGCCATGATGGCCCAGGGCGAGCCTGGGCCCATCATGGTTTTGCCGTCGATGAACTCATCCTCGATGCGGACGCCGAAGTCATCGAGCGCGCCCACGGGCCCGACCCAATATCTCGGTGTTTTAGTCGTGGTCATTGTTCACGGTCTCCTGCGGCCTCAGCGCCGCGCGGGGGCACGCCCCCGCCTGCGCGAAGCTTAGTCCCTCAGCATGGGATGAACAGCCGAGCCTGTCTCGGCCGTGTTCAGCTCGTCGCGGAGCGCGTTGGCGCCGACGAGGGCGATCTGCCAGTTCGTGCCGCGCAGCGGGAAATAGCCGTCCTCGACCTCGACATGGCCGTCCGCATCGAAGCAGACGCGATAGCCGAGCACGCGACCTTTCCGGTCGACATCGGCCAGGACGTAGTACGGGAGAGGGGCATAGGTGGCCATGGTCTTAGCTCCGATCAGCGAGAGGGAGGAAGCGGATGCGAGCCATCAGCGCCCGTTCGAGGGCGGCGAGGTCGCGGTGCAGGCGGGTGCAGCGAGCGCGGGCGCGAGCGCTCCGAGCGTCGCGGTAGGCGGCGACGGCGCTCTCAAGCGAAAGGCCGGCGGCGAACTTGGAATAATCTTTCATGTCGTCCTCAGCAGTGATTAACCTCTCCAATCTATCCAGAAAAAAGAGCGTGTCAAGGGGTTGACTAAGGTTCGTACCTTATCTACAAATTCATTTCCACCTGCTGAGGAGTTCCCCAATGTCCATTCACCAGATCACCGACGCCGCCGCCGTGAAGCAGTTCGTGCATGCGGGCGATGCCCGCTTCACCCTCGTGTCCAAGGCCACGGGCACCCGCTTCACCTATCGCGTCGCCTACCCCCGCGACCGCGAGACGAACAAGGTCAAGCGCGACGGCCTCATGTTCGTGTCCGTGCTCACCGGCTCGGACAACGAGAACAGCTACTCCTACCTGGGCTACATCACCCCCACGGGCGAGTATCGCCACGGCGGCGCCAAGGCCAAGGTCGGCTTCGAGGCCAAGAGCGCCCGCGCCTTCATGTGGGCCCACGACTGGCTGCGTCGCGGCCAGCTCCCCGAGAGCCTGGAGGTCTGGCACGAGGGCAAGTGCGGCCGGTGCGGGCGCACCCTCACGGTGCCCTCCTCGATAGCCTCGGGGTTCGGGCCCGAGTGCATCGGCCTCGGATCGTTCTAAAGGAGGGGGCACTTGCCCCCTCTTTCTTTTTGTGATCACCTTAGCGACAGAACACCGGAGGCCATCATGCCGCTGAGGAGGCCAACCATGAAATTGACCATGCCCGATGGGCGCGACTGGGTGAACATTCGCGCCGAGGGTCCAAAATACTACATCGGCAAGAAGCGTTATTCGGCGGTCGAGATCGGCGCCATGGCCGGCGTCACGGCGAGCGCCCTGCGCAACCGGGCCCATCGCTACGGCATCGACTTCGCCACCGCCTTCAATGCCCCCTCGGCCAAGGAGGGCAACACGCACCTGCAGCAGCTTGAGATGGAACGCTACCTCAAGATGCTGGAGAAGTGGCCCGAGTACCCGATGCGCAAGCCGAACGGCGCCGCGCCGCCCAAGACCGTCGAGCCCCTGCCTCGACCCCAGATGCTGTTTGAACCGCGTCAGAAGCCCCAGGAGGTCGATGTCCGCGTGACCGTGGTCGGCGATCAGGATGCGAACGTCACCGCCATGCGCGTCTCCCTGGATCATCTCGTCGAGCTGGCCCGATGCATCCTGTCCGAGCTGCGCGAACTGAACTCCCCGCCCCTCTCGGCGCGGCGTGAGCCTCGGGAGATCGAAGAGAGCGACCCCGAAACCCGCGATATGGATTGATCCCCATATCGTTCATATGTTACCCACTGGCACTCACAGAGGACCCATCATGGCACTGAAAAAGAAAGACGACGGCTTCGAGAAGATCAAGCTCGAAGCAGAGGAGAGCGGCATCAACCTGAGCAAGGCCGCAGACGGGACCTATTCGGCCTCGATCATCGGTGGCGCGAGCCTGGACGAGTACAACGATCCGCGCGAGCTGCTCGACGACATGCTCGCGGTCATGGAGATGGACGAGAAGGACGATCTCTACGCCTATGACAACGGGCCCATGGGCGGCTATCAGGTCGCCGTCACCGGCAACGACAAGCCGTTTGAGCATGCGACCCTGGCCGGTGCCTTCGCGCTCGCCAAGGAAAGCCTGATCCCGGCCGTGGCCAAGCCGGCGCAGAAGGTGGTCTCGAAGGTCCGGTCGGGACCCGAGCTGCCGCCGAACCCGACCATCGCCGATGTCGAGGCGGCGGACGCGAAGGCTGACGCCGAGATCCTGGCGCCCACGAAACCCAACGGCGCCGAGGCGGCGCAGATGCGGCGCGACGATCTCGTCGAGACCATCGCCCAGGGCTACCTCGATCTGGCCTCGACCCTGACGGCGCTCGCGACCGCGATGCGGGCCTCCCCAGGCACGATCCCGTTCGTCCAGAAGGGGTTTGAAGAGGGCGATGCGGAATCGCAGTCAGAAGTTGCAACACCGGCGCCGGCTCGCTCTCGCATCAGCCGCGAACGGAGGAAATGATGGGACGACCGAAGCTCCCCGACAGCGAGAAGCTCCGCAGCTTCTCGATCAGGCTGGCGCCGCGCTCGATAGGGCGTCGGCTCCAGCTCATGAGCCGTGTCTCGGGGCAGCCGCAGCAGGAGATCCTGCGGCGGATCGTCGAGACCGGCCTCGATGAGGCCTATGCCGACATGATCGACCGGGGCGCCACCCTGCCCCCGCCGATGGCCGTGGCAAGCATGTCCGAGACGCAGTTCAATGCCCTCGTGAGCGGCGCCCCTGCCGTTCGCAAGGGCCCCAGGCTGCGCAAGGCAGGCGAACATGTCGGCGCCTGACGCCTACCGCAAGATCGGGGCTCTCATGCCCCTCCTGGGCTCGGCCGACGACCAACAGGTCGGCCGGGCCCTCGACCAGATCGACGCCGCCCTGGCTGACGCAGGCCTCTCGTGGGCGGTGCTCGGGGAGAAGGTGGCGAAGCTCGGTTCAACAGCCTCCGCAGCTTCGTCACCTGATCCTCGCCGGTCGAACAGCAACGGCGGCCGGGCGAAGAGCCAATGGGCCATCGACCGGGATGACGTCATCGCCCTCTTCACGCATTGCTTCGAGAACGGCGCCCCCAACAAATGGGTGGAAGAGTTCGCCGGCTCACTCCATGATTGGGTCGTCGGGCAGGGGCGCGCGATCTCGGACAGGCAGCGTGAAATCCTGCACGAGAAGCTTGATCAAGTAGGGTTGTGATGGAGCACCTCGTGAGCCAACCCCTGCCAGCGCCCGTCCTGGGGGCCTTGCAGGCCTATCCTGATATCGTCTCGGCGCTCATCGGCGTGATCGAGGAATGGGACACCCTCGGCTACCCGCCGACGACACGCTCGATCTATGCGAGGGTCGTGCTCGGCCGCCTGCGCAGGGGCGAATATGAAAGCGCCCCTCCCCGGCAAGCTGCTGAGACCATGGGGGAGGAGCGCTTTGGCCCTTGATAATGGGCGGTGCCGAGCACCGACCACAACATAAGGCCGTCCGAGCGTTAGTGCAATACAATCAATTGTTTTCGGTTCCGTTGCCGACTTGACGATCCCTGACCAGGGCGTAAGCTCCCTGGTTCAAAGCTGAGACCGACCCCCATGATCACGCCTCCCGACTGGGCCGCGTACGCTTCCCGTGCGCGCATTCTCGAAAACCGTCGTCAATCGTCGGCCTACATGAACGGCCTGCGCCTGAAGCCCCAGGCTCTCACGGCGCCGACGAACCATATCGACAAGGTCAAGCGTGACTTCGCCGACTGGAAATTCCCCGAGACGTTCCAGAACTGGGGCTGCCCCCTCGTTGGCGATCTCCTCGACATCGACACGGACATCAAAACCAAGAGCGACACGCCCGAGAGCTACGACGCAACCTATTGCGCGAAGGCGACGCTCATCTGCCAGCACATGTACAACAGTTTTCTGGCGGTCGGCCTCAAGGTTCGGGCCTTTGGTCGGTCGAGCCTGAACGGGCGTGGGCATTTCATCGTCGAGATCCCGATGGTGAAGGGCGAGGAGGATGCGTTGCGCCGCCTGCACATGCGCAAGGCGGTCGAGTTCGACGGCCTCATGGTCCGCATCGAGGTCCGGCGCCGGCCCGAGAAGAAAGAGAGCGCCAAGAACTTCACGTTGCCGGGCTCGGTCTACCGCATGAAGGACGGCTCGGGCTATGACCTGATCCGCTGGGCCCACGAGGATAAATGGGACGCCGATGCGGTGATGCCGGTGATCGAGCCGCAGCCCTACGAGAAGCTGCGCCTCGCCATGTACATGGCCCTCATGGGCTTCGCCCTGCTGCCGATGTGGGAGACTGACAACCGCCATCACTGCGCCTTCTATCTGGCTGGCGCCCTGGCGCACGAATGCAGGGAAGGATCGTTCTCGGAGGACGAGTGCAAGGCGATCATGCAATTCATGATCGATGAGGCCGGCGACTACGAGATCAAGGACCGGATGGCCTGCCTGGAGAGCGCCTTCACCGGCATTGCGAACGGTCGCAAGGTGACCGGCTACACGGCGATGGTGAAGGAAGGCTTCATCTCCGAGGAGTGGAAGCTCGCCATCCTGCGGCTGCGCGGCGGCGGTGATCCCGATGCGGTCGGACGCCTGTTCGACATCGTCGCGCGCATCGAGAAGGGCGTGAAGAAGGCGAACGTCTACGCCGATCTCTCGGCCGGCGCCGAACGCTATGTCGAGATGGATCAGGCCGGGCTGCGCGTGCGCTTCCGCAACCGCCTGGAATTCCCGCCGACCATGAACAAGCAGGGCAAGCTTGTCCCAGCCATCGAGGTCGTCATGCACAGCGATCACATCAAGACCTTCGCCCAGGCGGTCTCGTTCCCCGGCATCCCCTTCGGGGTCGTCTACACCTACGATCATGCCGTGCAAGAGTTCATCGAGGTCGGCGAGAACGAGACGCCGCCGGTCGGCGAGCCGCTCTTTCTCAATGTCGCCGCCGGCATGCTGACGCGGCCCTACGACGAGGGCGACGCGCCCGATGGGCACGTCTATGCCGAGGCGCTCGGGCATTGGCGCAAGCTTGAAGGCCACCTCACCGCAAACGATCCTCGGCAGTTGGCCGATCTCGAACAGATCATTGCGCACAAGCTGCAGCGGGTGCGCTTCAAGGACCCGGTCGGCTGCGCCCTCGTCGGCGGCCAGAAGACCGGCAAGACCTTCCTCTTCGACACCATGCTGGCGGCGCTGATCGGCGACGAGCTGATCAAGAAAAGCTCGACCGCCGAGCTGCAGGCAGAGTTCCGGTTCAACGGTATCGAGCGGGTGCTGTTCTACGTCATCGAGGAGTGCCGCTTCAACGAGCTGCCGCGCGGCACGCTCCAGATGATCAAGGACGTGATGCGAAATCGGCGCATCCATCGCAACGTCAAGTACGGCGACATCGGCGATGTCGGCATCGTCTGCATCCCGTTCTTCCTCTCGAACGAGCTGAACCCGAGGCTCATCTTCGACGGCGTCCCTGACCGTGCCCTGGTCATCATCCGAGGCGAGCATCAGGCCGCGATGGGCATGAGCAAGGACGAATGGGAGAGGCACCAAGACACGATCCACGCGGAGCTGGGGGCCTTCGCCGAGGCCTTGAAGCGCGAGGATATCCGGCGCGCGCTCCTGCACCATTTTCTGGAGCTGGAACTGAAGGACGACATCTTCTCGAAGAACGAGAGCCGCGTCGACCCGGTCGATTTCGAGGAGGGGCAGGCGCCCGTCCAGGCGGCGCTCCTGGCCATTCTGCGCGAGGGCTACATCATGCCCCTGCGGCAGACGAACCAGCGCGGCCCCTCGATCCGCGATCCCTTCACGCTGGAGACGCTGGCCGCCGGCCTGCGCGAACGGCTCCGCGATCAGCGTGTCTCGACCTTCGACACGACGCCGAACCGTGCCGCCCTGGCGGTGGCCGATCTCTTCCGCGAGAACACGCGCGAACGGGGCTCTCCGAAGTCCAAGGGCACAACGAGATCGAAGCGCGAGAAGGTGCTCAAGCTCATCCGTTACTTCGACCGCGATGTGGACAAGGGGATGTACTATTTCAGCCTCCGCAGGGGCGCGCTCCTGGCGCTCCTCGAAGAGGTCGCCGGCATTCCGCTCGTCCCCGACTACACGCTCGAACCCGATGGTGAGCTGGGATTGGCGCCGACGCCAAGCAAGGCCGATCTCGCGCGCTGGTACAAGTACGCTGCCGAGCAGGCATCGAGCGGCGCCTTCTCCCGCTTTGGTATTGTTTGACTTTGGTCGTCACATGCGCCAGCTTACTCCTGCCCCACCGTCCCGTGGGGAGGAGCTGAAAATGTCAACCTACACAACGAACGAGCTATGGCGCACGATTGCCTATCTCAACGACGGCCTCGCCATCGCCGTCAAGGAGACCGAGGCGTTCTTTTCGCAGCCCCGGCTCAACCTCACCATCACGCAATGGCACGATACCCGCAGGCTCGAAGACGAGCTGAAGCGGACGCGCGCCATTCTCACCCGGCTCAACAACGAGATCGCCGACAACCTCATGCCGGCGCAGCTCGACGCTGCCGGTCTCCGGTTCGCGCCGCATGCCTACGGCACGGTGCGGATCAATCATCATTTCAAGGCAACGCAGGTGAAGGGCAAGCGTGAGCAGATCCACGCATGGCTCGGCGCCAACGGCTATGGCGCGCTCGTCGTGCCGACCGTCAATGCGCGGACCCTGGCCGCCGCACTCAAGGAGCCATTCGCACAAGGGGAGGTGATACCCGACGACCTGATCAAATGTAGCGTGAGGCGTTACTGCAGCTTTGGAGATGAAAATGGCACTGACGAAAGCGAGTAAGGTGAAGACCATAGAGACGAACGGGCGCGGCGAGATCGTCGACCGCCCGCTGTCTCAGGTTCCTTTCATCCCGACCGGAGACGACGGCTTCGGCGAGATGACCAAGGACAGCTACGAGATGCCGCGCATGAAGCTGTTGCACGGCGTCTCCCCCGAGGTGACGGGCAAGCTGCCCGACGCCGTCGCCGGCACGTTCTGGCACTCTGCCTTGGGCGAGAACATGGGCGACACCGTCCGCATCGTCGTCGTCCGGCAGACGCCCTACATTGCGCTGCTCGATCCGAACGTCGGCAAGGTGCTGGCGCGCGCGACCGTGCAGGGCGAATGGCTCGACGGCGCCGCCAACCAGACCTTCAACGTCGAGATCGGCCGCAAGCCGACCCAATGGCATACCAAGGGCAACCTCGCCGAGAGCGGCCTCGCCGTCCTCGGCTCGTCCGGCGGCTACTGGGGGGCGGCGACGCCTGCCTTCGACGTGGTGCTCTGGCTCGAAGCCGAAGAGTACCGGATGCCGGTGATGTACACGTTCAAGAAGACGGCCGCCCGGCCCCTTCGCGAGCTGTTCACGATCATCGACATGCGCAAGAACGCGGGCATCCCGCGCCATGCGCAGTCGTTCGACCTGAAGGTCAAGCAGGTGGACGGGCCGAACGCCCGCTACTACGTCCCGGCCTTCGTCGGCGCCGGCCGCATCATGGATGCGGCTCACGTCGCCTTCCTCCAGGGCCTCGCCCATCAGCTCGCCGGCACTAAGCTCAAGATCGTCGGCGACGACGACGGTGCCGACACCGTCGTCAAGCCGCAGGGTCCGGCCTCCTACGACGCCAACGACGAGCGGGCATACTGATGGAGCAGGCAGCCGGCGTAGAACTGAGGCTCACGCGCTTCGACCGCCTACGGCAGCGGATCAATGAGCTTGAGAGGGAGGTGGACTTCGCGATCACGCATCAGGATCAGGTGCGGAGCGATGTCACGGCCTTCCGCGACAAGGTCGAGAACGAGGGGATCACGGACATCCGCGTCGCGCTCGACTGGCTCGAACAGTACTTCGATCTGCCTGACTACAATCCAAGGGACCACGTTTGATGCCGACCCGTGAGGAACGGGTGGCTCAGCTCGTGCGCAACATCAAAAAGATGGCTGCGCACAGCCGTCTCAAAGTGATGAAGCAATGGCTCAAGGAGAATAGCTGATGCCGACCCGCGCGGAGCTGATGCTCGATATCGTCCGCTCTGCGCGGGTCATCGCCGTCGACACCGAGACCACCGGCCTCGACGCCTTCGATGATCACATCGTCGGCGTGGTCGTCGCAGGCGCCGGCCATTCGATCTACGTCCCCACCGAGCATACCGGCGGCGGCAATGACTTCGACGATCCCAAGCCGTTCTATACCGCGCTCGCCAGGGCGTTCGCGCTGCGTTCGCGCCTTGGTCTGCGAACGGTCCTGCACAATGCCGGCTATGACCTGTGGATGTTGGGGAAAGCGGGGATAGTTCTCGACGCCCCGCTCGAAGACACCATGATCAATGCGGTTCTAATCAACGATAACGAATTCAAATACAGCTTGGCAGAATGCGCCACCCGCTTCGGCGCGCCGTCGAAGCTCGGGGCGGAATTGGAGGAGGTGCTCAAGACCTTCGGCCGCAAGGGCGAGAAGAACGTCATGAAGCACTTTCACCGGCTTCCCGGCGACCACCACCTTGTCGCAGAATATGCAGAGGGCGACGGCACCACGACGCTCGCCTTGTGGGAGATCCAGCAACGCTACCTCGACGAGCGCGACCTTCGCCGCGTTCACCGGCTCGAATGCGACCTGATCCCACATCTCTACCGGATGCGGGCGCGGGGCATCCGCATAGACAATGCCTATGGTCCGACTGCCCTGCGCCATATCCGCGAAGAGGCGGCGCGCGTGCGAATGCATTTCCCCGATGGGTTCAACCCCTCGAAGCCGCCCGAGGTGATCCAATGGCTGAAGCAGCAGGGCGTGGCCGATCACGCCTTCCCGCTGACACCGGGCGGCAAACCAAGCACCGCCAAGGAATTCCTCGCCACGATCCCGCAGGGCGAGAAGGTCTTGGAATTGCGCCGGATCGAGAAGGCGGAAGGGACCTTCGTCAGGCCCCTCCTCGGAGAGAAGCAGCGTGGCGGGCGCATCTTCCCCGAGCTGGTGCAGGCCAAAAATGATGCGGGGAATGGGACACATACGGGCCGGTTCTCCTGTCGCGACCCCAACATGCAACAGGTGCCCAAGCGAAGGGAAGAGATCGGCAAGATGATCCGGCCCCTTGTCGTTCCCGACCCAGGGTTCGAGCTGGCCGAGAGCGACGTGTCGCAGCAGGAAGTCCGCCTCTATGCCCACTACGCCCAGGAGGAGAAGCTCCTGGCCGCCTACAACTCACCGACCCCGGTCGACGTTCACGAGATGACGCGCGAGCTGCTCGGCCTGCCGAAGGACACCGAGCCGCATCAGCCGAATAGGTGGCTGGCGAAAACTTTGGGGCTCAGCATCTTCAACGGCATGCAAGCGCCATCGGTCGCCACCGCCCTCAACATCGCCGAGAGCTACGCCGCCGACCTCATCGGCCGCTTCCTCGACGGCTATCCGGCCATCCATCAGTTCATGTTGGAGGCGCCGCGCGTTGCCTACCGCAACGGCTACGTCCGCACCGCCCTCGGCCGCCTCTGCCACCTGAGTTGGACCGAGCGCAAGAACGCCGTCTCGCGGGTGATCCAGGGGAGCGGTGCGGACCAAATGAAACTGATGCTGCTGCGCGCCTGCCAGTACGCCGACGCGCACCCGAAGATCCAGATCATGATGCCGATCCACGACAGCCTGCTGTGGCAGCGGGCGCGCGGCACCGACACTTCTGAATTCCAGCGCGTCCTCGACGACAACAGCGATCTCTATCAGGTCATCAACGGCGAGCGCGTCGACATGCGGCTCGGCTTCCCGATGTCGACCAAGTTCGGCCGCAACTGGAGCGAGGCGAGCTATGGAAAGTGAGATAGACCCCCACCTCGACGTTAAGGCCCAGGCCGCCTACGAGGCTTACTGGCGGGGTTTGACGGGGACGCAGCCAACACCGTGGTGGCAACTGCACAACGACCACAGGCGACGCTGGCGCGCGGTCGTACGGGCCATCCGCAATCGCAAGAAGGGGAAGACCAATGGCTGACGTTGCCGACGAGATCCGCAAGGCCGTGTCGAAGACCGCCTATCAGGCCGCGAGCGATGCGCCGCCGACTTCGCTGCGCCACATGGCCGGACAGCCCGACGAGGACTTCGCCAAGCTCCGCGCGCATGTCAGGGGCACCCTGATCTACGCGCACCGGCAGCTCGTCGGCGACGAGTGGCACCCCATCGATGACCGCATCCTCGATGCCGTCACCAACTGGCTCGAAGCGAAGAGGACGAAATGAGCCGGGACTACGGGCGCAAATATGCCGGCTCGCGCTGGCAAGTCTACGCCATGCTGGAGCCGCTCGGCTGGGTGAGCTGGCGCGAGCTGCATGCGATGTGCCAAGGCTATTCGGCGAGGCTGCGCGAGCTGCGGCGCCTCGGCTACCTGATCGCCTTGCGACCGGACCCGTCCGGCGACGGCCAGCTTTACCGCCTCGTCTCGACCATCCCCTTCCTGCCCCTGGGGAAGCGCGTGAAGCTCTACATCCCCGAGGAGGAGGTCGAGGGGCTGATCCTCGGCGAGGTGTCTGACACGGTCGTTGAGATCGCCGCCGTGGCGCTCGCCATCTTCAAAGCGAACAAGCACAAGCTATGACCCGCTTCTACGTCATCTGGTTCATTGCTGCCTTCGCCGCGCTCGGGCTCATCGCCTCGCCCTGGCCGATCAATCTTGTCTTCGGCATCGTCATGCTCGGCTGCGTCTCGATGCTGACTTTCGGGGAGAACTGGCTTGACCGAGGCTGATCTCAAGCGGGCCCTGCTGCGCTCCCTGCGGGCGCAGGGCGGCGTCGGCTACCGGAACGAGGACAAGTACCGGGTGGGCGCGCCGGACCTCTACATGCACGCGAACGACATGCCCCCCTTCCACCTCGAAGCGAAGATGCTCCGCGACCGGGCTTCGCTGCACTGCACCGAGCAGCAGGCGGCGACGCTCCTCGATCTCGACCGGCCGCCCTGGGCTCACGCCGCGATCATCGGGTTCAGTGAAAAGCGTGATGCCCTCTACATCGGCCGCCCCGGCGACCTCCTGAAGGACTGCCGCTACGTCCCCAGGCCGAGCCGGTTTGACAGCTCGGACTGGCGCATCTCCGAGCTGCTCGGCAAGTTTCACTACGATGTCCTGCGGGGGGTTGTGGTGCCGTGAGCGATAGACATGAGTGATGATCTTGTGAGGCGGTTGCGGCAAGCCGTACTCGACAAAGACAACTTTCCGCGCATGGACAGCGAGAGGCAAGTAGCATGTGGGCTCGCCCGCGAAGCCGCCGCCGAGATCGAACGGCTGAGGGCCGCGCTGGCGGAGGAGAAGGCTCACGCCGACCGCACGAACGCATGTAGTCTCCAGGTGAACAAAGAGAACGAGCGGTTGCGGGCCGCGCTGAAGGCGGCGCGGGAGGCGTGAAGGATGGGGGTTGATTTAGTAAAATAACCACGCTATGGTCATGGGGACATTGTGAGGACGACATGACCACCCTGACCCCCCTTCAGATCAAGGCCCTGGCCACGGCCAAGCACCGCCCCGGCTTCTGCTACTTCCTCGAAATGGGCCTGGGAAAATCCCTGCTCGCCCTCGCGGAATTCACCAACCTCATCAACGAGGACCGCCGGGCCACCCGCCTCGTCGTCTTCTCCCCCAATTCCTTCAAGCTCGGCTGGAAAGCCGAGATCGAGAAGCACGGCATGGACTTCGAGGTCCACGTCTACTCCGCGTCGAAGGACAAGAAGGGCCAGATGTTCGTCGACCGGGGCCTGCACGCTCCCGCCCAGGGCGGGTTCACCAAGCCGGCCATCCTGATCGTCAACTACGAGGCGCTCAGGCTGCCCAAGGTTCGCACCTTGGTCGAGACCTTCACGCGCGGCCGGCGGGCGATGCTCGTCTGCGACGAGAGCATCAACCTCAAGAACCCGGTGGCGAAGAGGACGCGCGCCGTCCATGCGATGGTGCGCTCGTTCTCCTACGTCCGCCTTTTGAGCGGTAAGCCCCAGACCCAGGGGCCGCACGATCTTTGGGGTCAGCTCACCACCATTGGCGCGCTGAACGGCGAGCGGTTCTTCAACTTTCGCGGGCGCTACTGCAGGATGGGAGGCTTCGAGAACCGGCAGGTGATCGGCGCCCAGAACGCGGCCGAGCTGCAGCAGCGGATCGCCCCGCACGTCATCATCGCCAAGAAGGCCGATTGGCTCTCGTCCCTGCCGGCGAAGAGCTACACGACCCGCGACTACGAGCTTAAGGGCGTCCTGGCGGCCGAGTACGCGAGGATGGAGAACGACTTCCTCGCGTTCATCCGCAAGCCGGACGGTCAGGCCGAGGCAGTGCGCGTCGAGATAGCGTTGTCAAAGTATCAAAAGTTGTCGCAGATCCATTGCGGCTTCATGTTCGACGAGAACGGCACCGCGCACCAGATGGTGCCGGACAAGGACAACAGCCGCCTGCAGGAGCTGCTCGAAATCCTTGAGACCGAAGTGGTCGGCAAGGCTGCGATCTGCTTCAAGCACCGCTGGGTCGGGGAGCATCTCCTCGGCGCGCTCAAGGCTTACAAGCCGGCCATGCTGATCGGCGGCATGAAGCCCGAGGCCATCGAGAGCGAGAAGGCCCGCTTCAACACGGACCCGGCAACGCGCGTGATCCTGCTCCAGATCGACACCGCCAAGGTGGGGCACACGCTGCTCGGCATCCAGAACAGCCCGAGCGACGCCTGCTCGACCATGATCTTCTACCAGAACGATTACAGCCTCGACAGCAGGTATCAGATCGAGGACCGCATCCACCGCATCGGCCAGCGCGGTGCCGCTCTCTACGTCGACATGGTCGGCTCGGAGATGGATGCGCGCATGGTGCGTGCGCTGCAGCATAAGGAGAGCATGTACAGAGCTATCTTCGGTAAGTAAGGTAGGAAACCCTCCCCCCGGATTGGAAACAGGGGGAGGGCGGTCACCTCGACCAAGGCAACCGGCCATAGGAGGGCCGATCCCCATGGACAATCTACCCGTCACAATCGCGCCTGCCAACCAGGGCCACAACTCTGGCCCGACCCTCAAGGATCTCGGCGCCCAGGGCCGCGCGACGATCAAGAAGTACGACAAGGCCACGGCCTCGCATCAGCGATCCGCGACCGAGGCCCAGGCACACGCCATGAACCTCGGTCGCATCATCAGCGAGGGCAAGGCGGCATGCACCTCGACGAAAGAGTTCGGCCTGTGGATCAGGGTGAACAAGCTCGATCAGGGCTCGCTCGGGGCGCAGACCGAATTGAACGCCTGCATGCACCTCTACGAGCGCGTTATCCGCGATGCCGAGTTCACCCTCACCGGATGCCGGGACTGCACGCCGACGAACATCATGAAGTGGGCGCGGCGCATGCACTCGCACCTCTTCGAGGCGCGGCCGAAGGTCAAGAAGCGCGAGCGCACGACCCTCGACATCGTGGTCGAGGCGGTGCGCGAGACGCCCCTCGACATCGGCGCCGGCCTCAAGCGCGAGCTGACGCGGGACGAGATGAAGGCATTTCGTCAGGCTCTCATGGGGAAGGTCGAGTGATGGGTGACCTTGCCCTCGGTCTCAGCATGCTCTTCCTCGTCTACATGCTCTGCTTCCAGAAGTGACGATCAGGGGGCGGCCAGCTCGCTGGTCGTCCCCGACATCAATGCCTCGATGGCCTGCTGATAGAGCGTCGGGTTGCCGGCCAGCTTCAGTACGAGATCCGGCCGGTTCGCCAGGAGCCCGAGCACCTGCGAGGCCGAGCGCGAGCCGACGTTCTGCCCGATCTGCTTGAGCCCCGCGATGACGCCCGGCGCCGCAATCCCGGCCATGCCGCCGACCGCATAGGGCAGCCCCGCCGCATGCGCAGCCATCTCGGCACCCGCCCCGAGGATGCCGGACGAATAGGGCTTCGTCGCTCCCGCCGCTGCCGTGCCGACGCCCTGGAGCACCCCAGGCGGTCCCCCAGGCGGCCCTGCCTCGGCCGTCATCTGGCGTTTGAAGGCAGGCATGATATCCCGACCCTTCTGGAGGGCGAGGGTCTGTGCCTCGGACGAGAAGGGCCCTGGCGCGTTCGCCATCCGGCCGCCTGCTCCGACCCTGCCGACGACCGAGCCGGCGCCGCCGGTCAGGGCATTGATGACCGTGTCCTGTCCGATGTCGGCCGTCGCCTCGCCGCCGGTCTTCTCGCCGCGCACAACCTCGCCAACGCGCTTGCCGACCGAGGCCGGCAGGCCGCCACCGGCCATCTGTGCCATGCGCGGCAGGATGCCGGCCCCGGCGATGGCAGGCGCAGCGAACGGCATCATGGCGGCGCCGGCTGCGGTGCGGACGCCCTCGACGGCGCCGGCCCCGAGCCCAGAAGCGATGGGGTGCTTCTCCTTGTCCCGCGCGAGCTGATCGTTCAGCTCCTCCTCGGTGTTCACCGGCACGTCCGGCAGGGGCGAGGCGCCGACGCTCTCGCGGATGGTCGAGGCGACCTTGCGCAGCGGCTGCTCGAAATACTTCTGGAGGTACGGCAGGGTCTTCGGCCCGAAGCCCCCGACGAAAGCGTTGGCAGCGGCCCGGCCGGCGGCGTTCGGCGCGGTGTCGGTCTCTTCCTGCTTCAGCAGCTCCTGCACGGTCGGCGACTTGAGCGGGTTGTCGACCGGCCCTTCCTTCGGCTTGCCCTTGTTGCGCTCGAACTCCGCGAGGGCGGCCTCTAGTTCGGGGCTGAGTGGCATGTCACTTCTCCCCGGCTGCTTGACGCTGGGCAATGATGAGATCGAGCACGCCCGCGCTGTCGTAGCCATACTTGCTGCGGTTCATCGCCTCGATGGCGGTCTTCCTCGCGATGAGATCCTTGAGCGGCTCCTGGCGGTAGCTCTGCACGACCTCGGGCGGAAGCTTCGCGTTCACCACCTCCTGCTGCCGGGCGATCAGATCGTCGGCTGTAGACTTGCCGTAGATCGAGGCGAGGTAGCGCCGGCCCTCGGGCGAGCGTACCGCCTCGGTGACGACGTTGGCGTCGACTGCGCGCAGCTCGTGCTTCTGCAATGGCGGCGGTCGGGTATCATCGACATCGTCGTCGGGAGCGCCGATGGCCTTGCGTCCACGCGAGCGGGACGTGGTGGCCCGGTCGATGCGCTTGCGGTCGAGGAGATCGCGGATCGCCAGGACGCGCATCATCTCGTCGGAGGAGAGGTTGCGCGAGCCGGCGACGGCATCTTGCAGCATCTGCCGGTCCTTCTCGGAGAAGGCGCCCTTCATGTCCTGGCCGGCCGAGATCACCTCCCCTGCCGACTGCGCCAGATACTGCCGCGTCAGCCGCTCAGCCTCGGCCTGCTCGGAGCCGGGGAACAGCGTCACCGCGAGCTGGCCGAAGGTCTCGGCGCCGAGGTAGCCGGTGTTGAGCTTGGTCCGTTCGAGCACGGCCCGGCGCGCGGCGCGCTCGGCCATGTCCATGGACGCTTTGTCGAGGGTCTTCTGGCCCTCTTCCACCTGCTTGCCGGCGATCTGGGTGCGCGCGGCACCCTGGCCCTGCTGCTGCGAGGTCAGGATCTTGCCGGTCTCTGAGACGATGGACTTCGGGTCCATGGTGGCGAGCGTCTCGGCCGGGATGCCGGTCAGCGCCGAGAGCCGTTCGAGGTTCTCGGGGCTCTTGAGTTCCTTCGGGTCGAGCAGCTCCAGCTTCTTGACCTGATCCTCGGTGATCGTCTTGCCGGTCCTAGCCTGGACTTCCAACTGTTCGAGCTGCGTCTTGGTGATCTCCTCGCGTGCCTTGTCGGTCTCGACCCCGATCTTGCCGGTCTCGGCCTTTGTCTTTTCGAGATCGGCAGCGCTCTTCTCACCCTTCGCCGTGTCGACCGTGCCGGTCGGCAGGTAGGGCGTGCCGGCGGGGGCGTTCTTCGCCCGCGAGACAAAGGTGCCGTCTTCGAGGATCTTGGTATCGGTCTGCGGATCGAAGAAGTCGGCGACGAGCTTCGCATAGGCCGGCGGATTATTGGCGCGCAGCGTGAGCAAGGCCTCCTTCGAGATCCGGCCGCCGACGCGGGGATCGGCGACGATGCTGTCGATGCGCTTGTTGTCCTCGGCCGTGGCGATGATCCCTTCCTTGCGCTTCTGGAACTCGCCGAACTGACCGAGGGTCAGGTCACCGGATGGCCGCTCGACCACCTTCGAGTGGCTGGCGCCGCCGCCCCCGCCTGACCGCGCCTCAGCGAACTCAGAGATGCCGCCGAAGATGTTCGCGAGCGCCTGCTCCTGTGCTGCCTCGGCTTGCCGCTTTCGTAGCTGCGCCAGATAGGCGATGTAATCCGGCTGCGTCTCCATGAACGAGGTCAGGTCGCCACCGGCCGTGCCTGCAGGCTTGGTCGTTCCGCTCGTTGGGGAGGCCCCTGGGGCCGGTGCGTTGGGATCGCCTGCCCCGACAGGCACGATCCCGCCATCGGGCTGTACGGCCCTCCTGGCCACCGGGGAGGGGAAGCCAGGAGGGAGCACTCCCCCACCTGCGGGAGCGGGCGGGGGAGGCCCGCCACCACCCTCGCCATACCGGCTCGGATCGGACTGCTGACGGGCTTGGTCCGAACCGGGCGGAAAGGGAGTGGTGGTGTTCGTGTTCTCGAAGGGGCCCATCCTCGGCGAGGTGAACATCTTCAAGAGGCTCATCAGATCCTGGCCGACAGCTTCCGTAGACATCAGAGCAATCCTTGCACGCGCCTGCCGAGGACGCCGCCCATGCTCGGCACCTTGCCGACGACGGGCATTGCCTTTTGCTGGGCTTCGAGGAGCTGCTGCATGAGCTGCGCCCCGCCCTGCGGGATGTGCGGCTGACCGGCCGAGCCGATGTTCGCCGGGGTGAGCTTGCCTTGCTGACCACCGAGGGCCGGCATGCCGGCGACCGCCTTGTTCAACTTTTCGAGGAAGCCGGGGTCACCGGGCTTCGCGGCGCCGGGAGCGCCGACCGGCGCCGCAGCCGGCGCGGCTGCCCCGCCAGCGGGCGGCGGTGCCGCCTGCCCGCCGATTGTCGTTCCAGAGCTGGTCGGCTTGGTTACGTCGATCTTGGGCGGCACGATGGGGGCCGGCGCGGCAGTGCGCTCGTCCGGCCCACCACCGGCATTCGGGGGGCGCCCGGTGAGGAGCGGGCTCGACGCATCGGGGTCGCGCGCCACCGTCCTCGGGGTCGGCGGCAGCAGCGGCGCGGCAGGCGGCGCCACCGTACCGGGCGGGAGCTGCTGTCCGGTCGCGGGAACGGTGTAGCCCGCGTCAGCCACCTGCACGGGGTTCTGGTCGATGATGCCGCCGGGCGTGCCGCCCATCTGCGGCACGCCGGGGACCGGCAGGTTCTCGAAGAGCTGGCCGCTGCTCGGCGGGCCGAAGAGGTTGCCGCCCATCGGGCCGCCGAAAATGTCGAGAATGTCTTCAAAGGCCATGGCTCACCCCAATAGTCCGACCGGCATGCCGGTGCGTTGCGCGCGCTTGTTGTCGAGGAGCGTCGCCATCAGCGTCGCCGCCGAGGCTTGGCCGTCGCCGGGATCGCCACCCTGCGCCGTCACGGTCGCGTTCGGCGGCCCGGCCTCCATGGGTGCGGGATCGAGGATGCCCTGCGGCGGCGCCGGGGCGGCAGCCACGTCCTCGGTGACCCCGGTGCCGCCCGAGAGCATGTCGAGGCCCGAGGAGAGGTTCATGGCGGCATAGTCCGGCGGCGCCTCGGGGGTAGGCGGGGCGCCCGTCACAGTAGCCCCGCCCCCCGCAACGGCGGTCCCCGAAGGAGCTGGGGCGCCACCGCTTTGGCCCGAGCGGACGCGCGCCGCCGCCTCCTGAAACCAGCCCGGCGTCTTGCCGATAGAGGAGTAGTGATAGTCCGGCCCCCAGGCGGCCGGCGCGCCCGTCCGCATGTCGATGTGGGCTGAGGTCGAGCCTGGGTAATACCCGATGCCGCGCGCGCCCAGCTCGACCGCCCGGTTGATAATAGCTTTTTGCTGGTCCTCGGGCAGGCCGCGCAGGCCGATGTCGAAGGCGGTGCCGTGCGTGTGCTGGCTGTCCTTCGCGCCGCCGACCTTGCGGTTATATTCCGGCGAGCGATCCTGCGAGGTGATGCGCAGTTGCGGAAACTCAGCCTGGAGGCGCGCCTTCATCTCGGCGATGTTCGAGACGCCAGACCGTGCCACCGCCTGGGCCGCCTGCTGCACGCCGGGGTCGCCGGCCGAGGCGCCGGCATCGGCCAGCACCTGCTGCGCCTTGGCGTAGCGCATGGCATACTCGTTGCCCTGGGCATCGAGGGGGCGCTCGTAGGCGAGGCCGCCGCGCACGCCCTGCTCGAGATTGCCTGCCCCGCGCAGCATGCCACCGGCCCGCTTCTCGGCGCCGCTCAGCTCGGAGACGAGGAAGGAGAGCTGACGCTCCAGCTCGTCACGCGCGGTCGGGTCCTTGTACGCCTGCATGGCCGCTAGGCGGTCGTCGCGCCATTGCCCGATGCCGGCGGCCGAGCCGCTGTCGCCGCGCACCCCGGTGTCGAGGGTGTCGTAGCTCTCCTGCATGAGGTTGCCGACGATCCCCGCCGCCGCGCTCGGCGAGAAGCCGTGCTGTGTCAGGTAGACATAGGCCCGTGCGGCGTTCTCGGAGATTGGCATCTAGGCCTCCGCGTAGGCCGAGAGGTCGATGATGCGCTTGCCGCCGATCTTCTTCACGGCGCCGGGCAGGATCTTCTCCACGTCCTGCGCCATCGGCCCGACGCGCTTCGGGCCCATCGGAGTTTTACCCTTCTTACTGCGGTTTACGTCCGCCTTGTAATCGTAGGCGTAGATGGGTAGGCCATCGATGTCGCCGAGCTTCTCGACGTTCGTCTTGAGCGCGCGGTCGGAGGCGCCCGCGAAGGCCCCGAGAAGCCCGATCAGGGATTTCCCGATGCCCATCGCTTGGCCTAGGCCACCCCCGCCGCCGCTCGACCGGGTCGTGGACGTGCCGCTTTCCGTGTGGCCGTACGGGGTCAGCCCGAGGGTGCTGAGGAGGATGTTGAGCCGCTTGAGATCGTAGTCTTCCTTGTCCTGCCACTTCGCGCGCTTGTCGTCATACTCGCGCTGCGTCTGCTCCTGCTGCATCTGACCGAAGCCGAGATAGCTCGCCATCTCGTTGAGGCGCGCGGCCTGGGCCTTGTCCGCCGTCGAGACCAGCCCCTCGGACGCCTGGATATCCTGCGCATGCGCGGAGAGGTCGTTGCGGCGGCTCTCGATCTCGGCCGCCTGCTGCCAGTCGCCGGTCGTCTTTGCCGCCTGATACTGCCGTTCGAGATCCTGCTGCGCCAGCTTGGTCGCGGTGTCGAAACCCTCCGAGCGCAGCTTCGCCGAGGTGTCGCCCATGGCCTGGATCGTCTTCGCCCCGGCGACGCCTTGCTGGATCGCCTGCCGCGATCCGCCGAAGGCCTTCTTCGCCGCCGCATCGGAGGCAATGGCGCGTTGCTGGAGCTGGCCCTGCTCGCCCATGGCGCCGAGGGTGCGCTGCTCGACGTTGGCGATGTACGGGTTCAGGTAGGTCGAGACATCGACATCCTTCATCGTCGGCGCCGTGACCGAGCGGTTCTTGATGTCTTCGGGGTTGTAGCCGAGCAGGTTCGTCAGCGCCGCCGTGGCGCTATCGTAGTTGCCGTAGTAGTCATCGAGGCCGCCGAGCTTCGAGCGCGCCGTCTTCCAGTCCGCCGTGAGCGGCGCCACCGTGGGCCCGCCATAGGCCTTGTAGGGCTTGTCCGCGATCTGCTGCGCGAAAGCGTAGTTGTCCATGCCGGCCTGCTCGACCCATGCGGGGAGCCTGACCTCCTTGGTTTCCTGGGTCGTCTGAGACTGACCGCCGCCGCCCATGTCATAGCTCCTTCATGTATATGCGCTGGCCATTCGTCCAGCCGCGCGGCAGGGCCCACTTCGCCCAGCCGGCGCGCCCGAAGCAGCGGACGAGCGTGCATTCGTGTTCCTTCGCGAACGCCATGATCTGATCGTGCAGCTTCTCGGCCTCGGGCATGTCGCCGACGACGAGGAAAATTTCGAGGACGCGGCGCTGCGGGAACTGAATGATTTGCGTGATGGCCCAGGTCTCGCCCTCGACGAACGACTGCATGTTGCCCTCGCGGATCAGGTCCACGATGTCGTCGAGTGTGTGCGTGCCGCCCATCCCGACGAGAGCTTCCTGCAACTGTTCGAGGCGCGCTTTCATGTCGGTGGCAATGCATTCGAGTTGGTCGAGCCGAGCGGCTCGGAGACGATGGTGCCGTCGTTCTCGACCTTGACCTTGAACACGGTGCCGTCCGGCGCCGTGAACATGCGCGAAGGCTGCGTCGTGCCGAGAGGTGGCCGGCGCTGGAGCTGCGTCGCGAGCGTCGAGGTCAGCGACACGAGGAACGAGCGGATCGCCTCGGGGTCCTTCACGTCGAGGCCGGTCGGGTCCGGCAGGCGGGGCGGCGGTGTCGCCAGGGAGCCGAGGTTCTTCATCGTCCACCTCTCGGAAAGACCTTGACCAGCATC